AACATTCAGCTTCGAATCTCTCCAATGTCGCTTTTTAACTGGAAGTCGGAAGCTAGTATCTTCTTCATAATATTCTCCGTAATATTCCAGTATGAGGCTGAGAATCATCAGTTCTCGGTCAAAGCTCAGGCGCCTCTTGGCTTGTGGATGATCGCCCAAATTCGCTTTCCTATCTGCCAGCCATGCATCAATGTCCTTCGAAGTAATCGCGTTGATCGGGAATTCAGACAACATCTGGAAATGCCTATCTGACAGAGCTTGGTATTGTATCCTGGTAGCTTTCCGTAAAGTTGGGAATTTTCGCACCCTCCACTCAAGCATAATCTGTTGGAATGTAGGACAGCTTTTGAGCATTGGTGAGGAAACATTTGGCTGTGATTGGGATGCAGAATTATCTATAAAAGATTGCCAATTACGAGCATCTTCGAGACTCTCAAAGTACCCCGACATTCTCTTTTTTTTGCCGCCTGCATTGATCTCATATCGACGAGCGACATAGATCTTACCCCTAGATGGCGGTCTATACTCCTTCCTGGCTTCGTCCCAAATATAGATTTTTCTGATATTTGGTGCCCCAGCAACAGGAGGATAAACACGATCTTTATCTTGAAAAACTTTCGGATTAAATTTTTTCATTGAGTGAATCTCCGTTGAAGCCAATCTTCAACTTCAAACACTCGAAATCTCACTGAACGGCCTCGCCGCCTATACGGCAGTCCTTCCTTCATGTATTTATTCACGAAACTAATGGACATTCCGATATGCGAGGCGAGCAGTTTTTTCGTTATCCAATTTTCAAAGAGCTCATCTTTTGCAAAGTTCCCAGAGGATACATTTAACTTTGCTTTGTGGGAAGACATCCGCTTGAGATTTTTTTTGACTACCATTCTGTTACAATCTCCACATCCAATGATGGTTCATTCCCTGTTGAATAATGATTCCGAATTACCATTGTCATATTCTTCATTAGTTTCATGAGCCTCTTTGTACCCATCGACACTGCACTCAATTCCAGTCACCCAACCCGACCCATCGATCGCATGCTCCACCGACTTGATCACCCATTCCCCATCAATGCCGGCCCCGAAGCCTTGGACATCAATTTTCCGTTCGGCAGCCAGCTGCACGTTGCCGGGGACTGTGAGTGTGAGGGTCTTCCCTTTGCGTACCACTTCACGGAATTTTGTCTCAGCTGCCTTGCGCGCGCCTGCTTCCGTGATCTTGTTGTACTCAAGTTCAAGCACAACTCCTTCTTTGCCGTACATGACATGACGCTTCTCCCCGGCGTCATTGTCGTACCAGAAGGCACGGACCCCGGTATAGCGGCTCGTTTGGTCACCTGAGTATTCAAATCGGATTGGCTTTTCGATGCGGATGACGGGGATGGTGCCATCCGGATCAGCTCCGCTTTTATCAGCAGGAGTCAGCATCAAATAGCGGCCGCTGACCTTGATCGTAAGGTCATGACGTCGTCCAAGCCGGCAAAGAAAGGCCAGATCTGACTCGGTCTGGTCCTCGTGTTCAATCACAATGGATTTCAGCTCATCAAAGATAGCCGGTTTGAGCCCATTTCTTCGTGCGATTTCCTCCGCGAAGGCGCCAAGCGTGGTCCCGTCCCAGGACTGCTCCCGCTGACTCTTAAGGGATGAGCTTTGCTCCATGGCCGCGGCCTCGATCTTGAGGACACGCTTTCCGTCCATTGTTACTCCGACATGCTTTGTGGCAAAGCGCCCGACGCTGGTTAGGACATTGTCATAGCCAAGTGCTATGGAAAATTCCTGGCCGGCCTTTGGCCATTCGATGCCATCGTCGATCAGCTCCAGGGTCATTGCATCGGATTTCCAGGCAGCCTCGTCCTTGACCGTCAGCCTTAAAAGCCGCGAGCGGATCGCCTCGGTCAGATCCTTGCCATTGGTTTCGATACGGAAGTTTGGGATCATTCGAATAGCCTTATGCTGTTTGAAATATTGGTTGGTCGTTTCAAATCGGGAAGGATGATGAATGCCACTTTTGACAATTCCTTCACCGTTCCAAGATCATCGAAAAGATGAAGCCTTTCCCAGTTGGCTCTCAGTACAGCTTCGAGTGCGCCGGGAAGATCTCCATAATGCTTCCAGCAAATGCGGTCGAGTTCGTCGCCATCCCTGAGCTGCCATTCAGCCATAAAAATCAAGCTCCAGGCTGAATTCAATGCGTCGTGGAATGCCGTCGCCATAAAAGATCGAGCGTGATTCCTTGATCTTCTGAACGATCCATAGGCCCATGTTCTGCCCGATTTGGGTGTCGGCATAGATGAGCCGCTGTGGCTTTCCCGTAGCAGCCATGTCCCGCAGCTTTTTCAAGTGATCAATCCGCCCCGAAAACTCCGGGTGCAGAACACCGGCAATGATCAGTTTATCCTCGGAAGGTGCCGCAATTTTTCCCATGGGCCCGATGTACTGGTGAATGGCAGGCGCGCCGATCGGCTCCAGCTTCACCCACCTATAGCCTGTTTCACGCTCGACTTTCTCCGGGGAAAGCGTCAGAAGCTCGAAACTGAAATCCCCGAGCCTTGCAAAAACCTCTTTTTTGAAAAGCGGAATGGGATCAAATGCCATCTTTCAGCTCACCACAACCGGATCAAGAAATGAAAAGGAGGGAACGCTTCGGAATGCAGACTGGATTTCACCTTTGATTCGGCTGGCCACCTGCAGCGGTGCTGCTGGTCCTGCCTCCACATGAATCGTGGCGTTTACCGTGATCACATTGCGATGCGTGACTGTTGCCCTTTCCACAGCCTTCTCAATCGCCTCGGATGGTGGCGCCACGTATTTGAATCCGGAAAAATCAAACATGCCTCCAATCACATCCTTCCCTGTGGAAGCGGCATCTGATAAAAAGCCTTTGATATCGGATCCGGCATTCTGCACCCATGGGAAAATCCCTGAGATATAGGGCCTGATTCGTTCGTAAATCCCCTTGAAAAACTGCAGGAAACGCTCCCACTTTTCCTTTACCCAGATCAGAGGATCCATGCCGATTCTTTCGAGAATCCAGCCCCAGAAGGCGCCCGCGGTATTGGCAATCGATCCCCAAAGATTCTGAAACCACACTTTGATTCCGGCCCAGGTTTTTTTCAATTTCGGTCCGATCTCATCCCAGTTTCGCCAGAGATAAATCCCGGCTGCTGCGACAGCTACAACGGCTGCGGCCACAGCCCAGCCCGCAGGCCCGATCGCGAGGAGAGCGGCACCTGCTGCGCGGGCGACGTTTATAATCAAACCAAGCGATGAGCGTGCAAGGGAGCCTGATTTGACGAGCCCTCCCACAAGAAAATTTTTACCAATGCCAAGGCCTGTTCGCAGCAATCCAAGACCTCTGCGGCCGCGGGTGCCAGACTCGAAAAGTCCTGAGCCCCATTTCCCCACGCGCCAAAGGTCAACAAAGCCTGAAAGCGCAAATTTCGCTGCGGCCATCGCCGCGCTGAATGCGAAGAGAGATCCGACGCCGAGCATGATGTTTTTGGCCATCGTCTGGTTCTCCCTCAGCCATTTGCCCAGGCCATCGACGATGGGCTGAATTGAGACAAGAAGGTCCTTAAGCATGGGTATCAGGGAGTTTCCGAGCGAGATTTTGATGTCATCCCAGGCACTTTCCAGCTTTTTAAGATCATTGATGGTCGATTCACTAAGCCCCTTCTTTGCCTTTTCCATGTTAAGCACTTCATCAAGTCCCTTCAGTAGCTGGTCCGCATTCTTTCCGCCCTTTTGAAACTCGGTGAAAAGCTCTTTTGCCCCGCTTCGCGTGCGTGAGAAAAATATTTCGATGAATTTCAGCTGCTCGGACTTGGGCAGCATCTGAATGCGTGTTTTGATCTCAGATGTCAGTTCCTCGCTGGTCTTCGTTCCCCCAAGAGGTTTCTTGCGGCTGATTTGAAGGATCTTTAAAGCGTCATCGATGTGTTTTCCGGTGCCCATAAACTCATCGGGCCTGATATCCTCCAGCTTCGGCGTCAGCTTCAGCTCGCTGAAAATGGCCTGCATCCGCTGCTCAAATGCCTTGCCTTTGAGACCTTTGAGGGACTCAGCGAAAGCCAGAGCCATTCCGCCTCCGCTCATGGCCTTGGTGAGTTTGACTCCTAGACTGTCAGAAGCCATTTTCAGATCCTGATCTGGCATGGAAAGAAGCCTTTTGGCCATAAGGTTGAATGGGCTGGCGAGCCTGAGCGTTTTCTCCATGAATCGAAGCGCACCACTGTCGACGGCAGCCAGAAGATTCGAGGCGGCCGGTGCGTGATCCTCGCCGCCAAGGGCCTTGGAGAAGCCGGCCCGTTTCGCGCTGCCGGCACCCTTGAGCCTCAGATTGATATCCGAAAGAACATCCATCCAGTTTCTGACATTGTTGTCCTTGTCCACGGTGCTAATATCCATGTCATCAAGAATCTTTTTCAGCTCCTTGGGAGGCTTGGCCATGCGAAGGAATATAGCCCGCATGCTCGTTCCTGCCATGGACCCTTTGATGCCGGTATTATGAAGAATGGATGAAGCGGCGAGGGTCTGCTCAAGGGATGAGCCTACATCCACGGCCGGCGCCGCAGCGTATTTCAGCATTTCCCCGAGTGATTCAAGGCTGGATGCCGATGAAGAGTATGCGGCCGTCAGGGCATCACCAACCCTGGCCATCTCCGAAACGTCAATCCGAAAGCCCTGCAGCACCTCGCTTGTGATCTCAGCCGTGCGAGCCAGGGAGGTCATCGAGCTTTCCGAAAGGGCCAGCATGCTGGGCATGATCGCGATCATATCATTTGTGCGATAACCCGCGGTGGCCAGCTCGTTATAGGCTTCAGCCACCTCCCTGGCGGAAAATATGGTCTCCGAGCCAAGCCTCCTCGCTTCATCCTTGAGGCGCCTGTATTCCTCAGAATTTGCACCCGACATGGCCTTGACCCTGACCATCGCCTTTTCAAATTCGAGGGCATGCCTGAGCGGAGTGGTAAAGAGATAGCCACTTCCAAGCGTGAAATAAAGATGACTCATGGCCTGTGACCTTAGATCCTGGGCGCGATCACGAAGCTGATTCAGTTCCTCCTGGCGACGGGCCAGATACTGCTGACGCTCAATCGACTGATTATGCCGTCTTTGAGCCTCGGTCAGATCCTCGACATTGTGCCCCTGCTTTTGAAGGGATGAAGAGTAGCGATCGGATGCCTCCCTCGCCTTTTCAATTTGATGCTCAGTCCCTGCCACGGATGCCGCATGGTCGCGCTCCTTCTTTTCAAGCTGCTCCAGACTTTCCCCGGCTTGGGAGGCGGCTTTGGCATGTGCACGATGGGCGTCGGTGGCGTCCTTTTCCTCCTTTTTGGCCTCAGACATGGCCTTTCCGGAATCTTGAACCTGTTTCTCCAAAGCCTGAAGGCGGGCCGTTTCCTCTGCAGTAGGCATGCCTGACATGAGCTTTTTCTGCTCTGAGAGCTGACGATTCATTTCATCAAGCCTGACACTAGCGTCAGCAGACGCAGCTGTGGCTCTCTGGACTTCAGCTTCATAAATGTGCATGGCATCGGAAAGCTCCTGGGCCTTGAGCCTTTCCTTCTCCAGTGCCTGGGTGATCCGTTGGATTTCCGCGTCCGGAGCACCTCCTTCGATTGCTGCACTGCGGGCCGCCTTAAGGGTTCCAATTCTCGAATGCGTAACGGCTAGAAACTGCTGTTTGCCTTTGAGCGTTCCCTCGGCACCGCGAAGCATGCGGTCAGCGGATACTTTCGCATCCCTGGCCTCCTTCAGGGCATTTCCAAGCCTTTCAAGCCTCGCAATCTGCTCCTCTGTGGGACGCCGCAAAGCTTCAATCGCGGCCCGCTCCCTGCCGAGTTCCTCGCGGTGCCGTGCATAAGCCTCGGTTGCCTGTTTCACTTTTTCGCGAGCCAAGTCAATCCTCGGATCAAGTACGGCATAGGCTCCCTTCTGCTGCTCAAGCTCCACCTGAACATCTGAAAGGGCTTTTTTCTGGACTTCGAGCTTCCCGGTCAGCCCGGCGATGTCATCTCTTGTCCGCTCCAGCACACGCATTTCAGATGCGGTCCGCTTCATTTCCTTTAGCGCAGAGTTTACCCCGCGGAGCCTTTCATCAGCCGTTTGAAAAGTGCTCTTGAACGCGCTGTCTAATACTGCGCGGATCAACACGCTGACCTGTCTCGACATATACCGCCACCTCTCCCTCATTCGGATCGTCTTTCGAATCATCCAGCGCCCCGAGCCATTCCTCAAATTCGTCCATGGTCATCTCCATGCATTCAAAGGCCGTGAAACCATAGCGCTCCCGCATGACAGCGACGGCCCGCATGATCATGCGGAGTGACCGGGACGGGTCGGCTTTTTTCCAGGCTCCGCCTCGCCCGCTTTGGCCTCACGGTGCATGAGCCGCCTGATATGGGCGTTGATCACTTCCATGTCCTCGATCGAAAGTTCATCAAGCGCATCAGCCGGAAGATCCTCACAGAAGGCTTCGATCATGGCCCGATCACTTTCAAGGTTGATCTCCAGCATGCGGACTAGATCCGGGTTTAATAGAGCATCATCAGAGAGGGAAAGGTCCACCTTAAGCCCGGCACTTTTCTCCGCGGCATCTCTTGCCACACGAAGCGATGCGACCTGATGCCTGAGCCTTGCGGCATCGGGCAATTCAATAGTGGTATAGGTCGTTCCCTCGTGCTCAAAGGGGTGAATAAGCCTATGGATCATCTGAAATTTTCCCTTCTTAAAACCTTTTTCATGCTATTAACCAAGCTTCAAATTCTTTCGCGCCGACTCGAAGTGATCAAGGGGACCGTGTTTGATGACTCCGTTCTGAGCATCGACAGCGAAAATTGGAATGCTGTCGCGCGTGACAACGAGCGACATGAGATTCATCTCCAGCGTTTGCACGCCCGCCTTGAGATCCCCATTCTTTGCAGATCCTGGGTCAATCTTGAGGATGGTCCCGCGCATCGCGTAAATCAGCTCGGAGGTTGCACCGAGTGCATTTTGCATGTGCCCATAAACCACGGCATCAACCAGCCCTGCGGTCGGAGCGCCCGCCAGAACAAATCCTTCAAAGGTCTGCTCGCTCAACTTGAAGGTCACATCCATTGCCTCAAGCACGGTCGGCATCTTGATGGGCATCGCCATGCCGGCGTTCAACACCTCCTCGGTTTTGTAGGCGATCTTTGGGAACGTGACCTCTTCAGCAACGCCGGCATAATCGGTTGGACCGAGGATCAGATTGAAATTTTTGAGGTACAAAGGAAATTTAACGGACATTCACGGCTCCTCATTTGCAGCAGGTGGCAAAGGCCTGACCTTTGGCCTGTGGGCTCACGCCTGACTTCCAGATCCACTCGCAATACCATGTGCCTTCCTCAAGGATGGGAACAGAGGACTGCAGTTGATGCCCTATTCCGTTTGAGATGTAGCAGCCTCCACCAGTCAGAATTTCACCCTCATCGCAGGAGGCGGATACCTCTGCAATGTTGAGAAGAGTTGTTTCAGATAGGACCTTCCTGCAGCTGCCTACAGTTCCTTTTGGCCCTTGAGGACCCATGGGTCCGGCGCTGCCCATTGGCCCTGTCAGCCCCATCGGTCCTCTTTCACCCTGCGGTCCTTTCAGAAGAGCAATCGGAATCCAGGTGCCTCCCGCACAGTTGATCCTTTGCGCCTGGTCGTCATACCAGCAGCTTTCACCTGGAATTCCCCGATCACCCTTGTCGCCCTTCTCGCCCTTCTCGCCCTTGTCGCCTCTATCACCCTTCGGTCCTGCAGATCCGGAATCACCTTTCGGACCTTTGAGATTCGCGATTTCAATCCAGGTCTCCCCGCATCTGATTCTTTGCGTTTGATCGTCGTACCAGCAGCCGTCGCCGGGCTTTCCGGGATCACCCTTGTCACCTTTGGGACCGATGAGTCCCTGAAGGCCTTCAGGGCCGCGCTCACCACGAAGTCCGGGAGGTCCCGCTTCGCCTTTTTCCCCTGAAGGGCCTTGAATGCCGGGATCGCCCTTGTCACCTTTGGGGCCGGCTGGTCCCAGGGCACCATCAAAGCCACGTTCACCGCGCGGACCAAGAGGCCCCGGTTCACCCCTGTCCCCTTTGGGACCCGGGATGCCGGGATCGCCTTTGTCACCCTTGGGACCGATGAGTCCTGTGGAAGGACCAACCCATTTTCCTCCGGCATCAATCACCGGATTCTTTCCGACATGAAGTGAGCGGACATTCACGTCAACAGGCATGTTCACATTTCCCGTGGCCCCGGAAACAATCACCGATGCAGGGCAGTTGACCCTGTCCTTGCACTCACCGAATGGGGCGGTCTTGTGGATCCTGAGCGTGAGGTCCCCTCCCTTGCTGTTTGTCCCTATGTTGTCGATAAGATATGTGCTTTCAAACGTGGGACTTTCATTATCGGAAAAAAGCGGCGCTGTTTGCTGGGCGAAAGCGGCAAAGCCTAAACATAAAATGGCTGCGAATAAAATCAGACGAAATGAATTCATTGGGCTCCTTCTCCAAAATTTTCGTAGTATTTATTGGTGTTGAATCCTTCAAAGTGAAGCGTCTCGGCCACGGCGGCTGGCGTGAAGCTATACTTCCAATAGACATCGCCGCGGGCCAGAGCGTCGGCTGTATTGCGCTCCGCATCACCCTTACATTCGCCGCCGACAATGGCCCCTTCACGGATCAGATCTGAAAAAAAGTTATTCACCTTTCTTTCGACCGCTCCTATGAAGTCGCGATTGATCCCTGCCGCCACCGCCCAGCGTGTTGAAGCGGCAATGGCTTCCTCGATGGCATCGGCGATTCGGACCTTTTGAATCTGACTCGTTTTTGAGTCCGAAGGACTTCCTGTACCCTTTGCTCCCCAGACTCTGAAGCCCCCATCCTCACGGATAAGAGTCGCAATTTGCATGGCGTTATACTGCTGGGCCGTGGACTCGGGATCATCCATCTCAAACGAGATCCCAACGCTTGTTCCAAGAATTCCATAAAGTGGCTGATTCGATGGCGACTGCCAGAAGTTGATTCTTGAAAATACACCAGCCACATACGAACTCGCGGGAGCGGAAATTGTTTTGTCGTCAGCCGCGACCTTGACCTTTGGCGAAACGATGTAAAGGCGGGTGTTGCCATTAAGGTCACGGAACTTTTTCAGCTGCTTTTCATCCTCCGGGCCATCGACAACTGCAATGGCCTTTAGGCGCCGCGCTACGGACACGAGTTTTGTCACAATTGGATTTGCGGTGTCAGCCATGGATCAGGTCCCCCGGGGTCTGTTTCGATTGTTTTCGGGTTCCGGCGAAGGCATCGGATTGGGCGAAGGCGTCGGGTTTGGTGTCGGTGCAGGATTCACCGTGGCCTGCGTGATCTCACTGCCAAAGCCGGGCACAATCAGAATCTTGGGCTTATGACCCGTCACCGATTTGGCCATTGGCAAAGCATCAATGGCTTTTAAAATATCAGACTGAGATCCCGATGCGGACTTCACAAGGACCATACGGGCAAGGCCCTGCTCCTGAACACCGATCACGGCATCATAAAGCGTTCCCTTGTCGCCCGTTGCCCCCTCAGGATAAATAATGTCAAGTGCAGCCTTTTTCCCGAGGAAATCCCGAGGAAAATTGACAGTTAGATCCTTGCTGGCGGGTGCTGTCCCCACAATTCCCACAACACTCGTCGATGGCGAGCGTATCTCCTGGGCTTCGCCAGTCGCCTGACTGATGATGATTCCATGCACGTAGAGTGCGTCACTCATATTTGACCTCGAATGATCCATGAAAGATTCGTTTAAGCTTGCCGCGGGCCTGAACTGATACATATAGAGCGGCGCGAATGGCCTCAATTTCCCGCTCCGATGGGATGCGACCGGGATCGACTTCATATTCAAAGTAGGAAAGCGGGATGAACCTTATGCTTTCAAATCCCACCCAGCGCATGGCTGTACGGATCGCAAAAAGCGTCCCATGAAGCCGCATGAAATCCTGGACTTCCTCATCGAGCATTTGGGGGTCGACGGCATACGGAAGGAGCGGCTCAAGGCTGTATTCCCAGAGGATGGCCTCCCTGATCTCGGGGTTCGCGCGAAGCCGGATGTTTTCAATCGGCTCCGGGTCGAATGCCGGGTATAGCTTTCGGAAGATGGGCTCAATCATGCCATCTCCATCGTAAGATCGAGTGTGGAGATCACAGCATAGCGCTCAGGCTGAACTGGGATATTACTCATAGGCGAGCGCAGCGCCACGGACCGGACACCCGTCTGGTGCAGCTCCTTGATGATCCAGCTTACGGTCGGAACCCAGCCGAGGCGCTTCTCAGACTCAAACCTTTCCCGGAAATTCTTCTCAATCGTGGCCTTATGATCCTGACCAAATCCCGGCATGAGGGAAATCGTCGCTGCAATCGGAAACGGCGTTGTGAGAGCCGCACGGAATGTCACCGAATCCAGTGCAGGTTTGACCCCTTCCTGCTTGAAGGCTTCGGTCAGGGCGGAAACCACAGCCGCCTTCATATCAGCCGCCTCGCTGCTCACGAGCACATGAACAAGAATGGCCCCGCCTGAAACCTGAACATGGGCATCCTTGACTGAAGCTGATCGTGCATCCCTTCCTGTGCCAAGGGTGGCCTCGCCATAAAGAAACGACAGGGCCTTATACATGGCCACCGTCCCTGCTGACGAAGCGAGATACCTGGTTCCGCGCATTCTCGCCCGAAAGGCTTCATAGTCCTCGCCCGAACGGAGTTTGCCCTTGAAGATGAATTCGAGATCATTCGACAGCTTTATAAGCTGCGCATAAGCTGCGGCGTTTGTCTTCTCCGTGATTATGACCCGAAGGAGGGTGATCTCGACCAGAAGATGGTACGCAGGGTCCGCAGCAGTCGGCCTTGTGAAACCTGGGATTTTCTCCCGAGCGAGAGCCGTAAAGCGATCGAGGTTGTCCTCAAGGCTTTTTTGAAAGTCGGGTGTTTCGATAATTTTGGGTAGCTGCATCCTATGCTTCCACTTCGATGTTGTTTGTTTCTAGTTCAAGCGAGACTTTGATCCGCTCGCCGTTTTCCTGGCCGATGACCGTTTGGAGCCTTGCTCCGGGAATCGTGGCCTCGATGCTGTCAGAAAGGTCCGCTGTGAGATCCAGAACCGAGCCGGCTGTAATCTGGCGGTCGAGGTATTTCAGATGATTGACCCCGTACCAGCGGAGCATCGGCCGCGAGCCTTTCCGGGTTTTTATGGCCCGCCTCACCGCCTGACGAATCCAGGCTTCGCCACTGATAAGTTTTCCTGTTATCTCGTCCATTCCAATCATGTGATTTTTCCCTCCATGATTGGTCCGCCATTGGGCGTTGTACCTGTGATCACAGCGTTCTCCGTAATATGGCGGATAATCGTGTCAGCGACCTTTTCCCAGGCCCTGTCCGCATCCCCATCCGTGGATTTCGCTGCCGACGTGAGCGCGTCTGCGAGGCTTTGTTCAGAACCCTGAAGCGGCACTTCATCCTCCAAAGAAATCAATTTTTTCAATCAGCTCTGGCAGCTCCGTGGCGGAGGGCAAGAGGGGCTGAGGTCCCATCATGGTTGAAGTGCTGGACTTACTGATCGACTTCAAGGCGTCGGAGATCGTCTTCATAAGCCCAACCTTCGCCCTGCTGAACACCTCGAATTTGTCCGCCCAGAATTCCATCCGCGAGCCTTTCACAATCACGCTGAGATCATCCTGCCGCGCGATGGTAAGCGTGTGGGCGACATGGTCATAGGAAAGCTCAAGGCCGTCCGGATATTTTCTAAGTGTGAAGTTTTTTTCCTTTGCCGGAGCCGGATGGGCCGCGGAATAAAGCCCGGTCAGGATAAAGCCTCCCGCCAGCTCTCCGCCCGGGGCAAGGACAAGACACTGCTCGCCAGGTTCAGGCGGATCCCAGTCGATTGTATTTCCGGCGCGACGGGCAAAATAGGGAAGCCAGGTCGTGACGAGATTCTCAGCGAGCCTTACCGTGGCCCTGGCCCTTTCATAATCCACAGCCAGGATCTTCCCTGGCCTTAGGAGGTTATCCATGCGCCGCGAGAGATCCTGGACCGCCAGCTCATTATCCATCAGCCTTCTCCCCGTTGATGGTGGGCCTGAGGACCGGACTTATGATTTGCTCTGCCGGACGTGGGTACGGCCGCTCGTAATCGATCCGTGCTGACATTGTGAGCACTCCCACCCGCTGGCTTCCCGCCATGTCGTGTGAAAATTCCACATTCATAAAAAGAAATTTTAAAGCCTTCCGCGCCAGAGTCTCGCTCGATTCAACCCCATGCTCAATACGGGCGCGCAGATCGGATAATTCCTCTTCGGCATCGGCCTTGACTATAAAGCCGGCTTCGATTTCGATCATGACCTGCCGCCGCTCAAGACCATTGCCTTCCTCGATCAGCCTATCCCTGTGAAGGAACATATTCACGCATGGCAGATCCCCCTCGGATATCCTTTGCACCCTGGCGGAAAAGCGTTTCCATTCAGGAAGGGCTTTTCCCAGCGCACGTTCAAGTTCGGTTCGGATATCCATTAGCATTCAGAATGTTCTTTCCACGCTTCGTCCATCGACCGGGTGAAGATCAATCTCCACGAGGCCTACGCCGGACATTTTTTTGGGTTTGAGCGAATACGTCTGACCGGTCCTGAGACGCCTGATAACATCGCCGCTCTCCATCAGCGCCGCATCCTCATCAAAAACCAGGATCCGGATCACCCGCGCAAGGCGGCCAGGCTCGAATCCTTCCGCTTTTTCATCAAACTCTGTGAAAATTGCCTGAAATACATACCTGTTAATCTCGAAGCTTTCGGAAAATTCAGTAGCCGGCATCAGGCCACCGTAATAAGTTCTGCAGTGTTGGGGTCAAAGGTCGCAAGGAGCGGCGCCGATTGCAGCATGACCAGCCGCTGGCTTGGATCCTCAATGGTCCATGACTTCAGGAAGGTTTTTTGTGGAACCAGATTGGCATCAAGATCATGAATTGCCCCAAAGAATCGGATGCCGTCCACCCCATCGCAGCATAAAAGCACCTGATTTTCATCGATATAGGCCTTTCCGTCATCGGAAACGGCGTCGTACACGTAGATATCAACGTTTCCAAAATTTCCTTTGTAGACGAGGCTATCAAAAGACTGGGCACCGGGTGTTTGCAGGAGCCGAAGCTCCGCGCCACGAATATAGTCAGGCAGCATTCTTTGCACTTCATCGCAGGCAAGAAAAAGGTCATAGGCGCTCTCGTGCATGATCATCATCCCTGGCCGCCTTTGTCTCAGGTTTAGACGGGCCATGTTCGCCTGTCTTTTCTGAATCCAGGAGCGCATCGGAAAAGCCTTGTTGGCCCAGGACTTGTCACCCGTGAGTTTGGTGCCCAGTGATTTGTCGCGCTCGAAGTCGAGCACAGCATCAAGGCCATCGCCTTTGATGGTAAGCATTCCTGTTTTGACCACCTCGGCCGCCATGAGTTCGATCCTGTTCATCCATCTATCCTGAAGGCGCTTGATGTCCCGTGTCAGAAGGACTTCAAGACGCTGCATTGGGGTCAACTCCCCGCCAAAACCTTCGCCTGCGAGGCGGGTGAATCCACGGTCGGGCGTCAGATCCGTTTTTTCCTTGATGTAGGCAGGCTTGAAGGACTTCGTCCGATAGCCCTGGCTTCTGATCATCGGGGCTTCGTTGAGCGGGTGAACGAAAGGGGCAATACCGGCTTTGACGCCAGGAGCCTCATCAAAGTAAACCTCCTCCCGCAGCGACTGGACCACTGTCGGGAAGAATCTATCCGCAAAAAACATCGGGCGCGGCACAAGACGCTCGACAAGACGGTTCAGATAGTAGGTGCTGTAAATGGGCAGCGTATTCATGAATCAGTCCTCACCCTTGTCGATAAAAATGCAGCGAAGGATCAGGTCCTCCTCCACACCCAAAACCGTGTGGCCGCTCCCCACATTAAGATCAAGACCCAGAAAGGCACCTGTTCTGAAAATCAGAGCTTTCCTGTCGGCATCAGTGGCGTCGGCGTCATGCTGGAGAATGCAGACCGGTTTTTCACTTCCGTCCGCGATGGCTGTTCCGTCCTTTGCCGTTTTTGAGCACAAAACGTATTTTCCGGAGGCTGTTTTCCGCCCGAGAATGGCGCCGGCTGTGAGCCTTTGGCCTTTTTCAATCGTCACCGAATCACGGCGAGCCGGAAAATTGCCTCTATGAATAAAAGCCGGTCTATATTCACCGGCTGTTCGCCACGAAGGCTGATAGTCGTAACTCATTTGACCCCCCTGATTTTAAACTCATCGATTTTTTGCGATAGATGGAGAGCTGCCTCAAGTTGCCGATCAAGTATCGCTTTTTCGTCCCCGGTCCTGGCAGCCTCTGACACTGGAGGTGTGTTGAGTTCAGCCAGCTGTGCATCGTGTTCCTTCTGAACGGCATTCGAAATGGTTCGGAGCGGATTTTTTTGCGCTTCCTCAAGAATTTGCATCGCGGCATCCTGAACTGAAACGCCGCGATCGATCAGTATGCTCAAAAACCCATCCGACACCTGGCCCTTTCCGAGTGCCCGGATTCGGGATTTGCGCTCATCCTCAGCAGCAATGCGGGCAAGAGTCGCCTTTTCGCCTTCCGCCATGAAATACCTGGCAATATCCGGGTGTTCTTCGGCGATATATGCCGTCGTAATTTCTTCTGGTTTCACAGTCTTCTCCCCGAGAAATGATATGATTTTTTCAAAAGTTGAAATTTCATCGACAAGTCCCTCCTTACGGGCGTTTTCACCCACCAGGACCCCGCCCTGGCCGTACGTTTCCAGGACAGTCTCACGGCTTATGCCGCGATTTCTGGCCACTTTTTGTATAAAAATCTCAGCCAGAGCGTCGGCACGCTCCTGAAGAGCCTTTTCTCCTGCCTCTGTTCCTGGATCGATATTTTTGTTTGGTGATTGGCTGGCGACGATGCGGATTTCACTATCTGATGTTTCGGAGTGAGCCACTATTTGAACGCCAATGCTTCCGACGATGGCGGAATCCGAGGCATAAATCCTGTCACAGGCGCTTGCAATCCAGTATGCAGCGGACGCGCCATAGTCTGAGATATAAGCGAAAATCGGTTTTCGGCCGCGGGCCTCAAAAATAGCGTCTGAAAGCTCTGAGCAGCCTCCGGCTTCACCGCCGGGACTGTCGATTTCAAATAGAATGCTTTGAATCGAAGCGTCCTCTATCAGTCTATGGAAATCGTGCATTAGCGTTTCGTAGGCGGTGGCTCCGCAGTGCCTGGTCATGAGATTTGCGCGCATGAAGAGTGAGTCACGGACCGGGATGATGCCCACCCCGCCCCGATTGTAAGCCCTGTGGGCATTCTTCACCGATTCGCCAGGAAACCTTTCAAGTGCTCTTTCCCTTTTGTGAGTCCTGACCACCGAGATCAGATTTAGCAAAGCCTCATCAGTCATGGCCCAGTTGGTTTTCATTAGATAGTTAAGAGCGTAGGACAAAAGGCACCTCGCGTTGACACGAGGAGAAGATAGAACGCTCGCAGATAATTGTGAAGCTTTCGAGTGTCCGCTAGTTTGCGGACATTTACGAACACGTAAAAGCATTGACAGGCGTTATTTACCGAATTCGGTTCTTTCCAGTTCAACTCTCTGCTTTGATGAATGAGATAGCTAGCAGCAAAAAAACGATTGAATGGTTTGAGGCCTCCTATCAATAGGCCAAAATTTTCCGGATTCTGATCTTTTACCCAAGAAATTACATGCCGCTCATTGTGTTTCTTATGTCTGGTCCAGTCTTAAAAATTCTCTGCTCCTCTTCATACTCGCGAATATGCTTGTCAAAGTCGCGTCCCTGGTTCTCGACAATCGTACGCCGGGATTTGACACCATTTTCAATGTCCACTTCATTTGCCCTGGCCTCCTTCAAAGGATCAATTGACTCCATCTCGCTTCCGCACCACTGGGTGCAGAGGTACGCACGGCGTTTAAGTGGGTCCTTGAAGAACTCCGGAGCTTCGAGCATGCCTGAGCGAATCGCATCAGTAATAACCCATTCCCACACCGGCTGACAGAATTCGGAAACCAGCCAGGCCCTTCGCGTTTTGAATGCCTTCCAGGCCTCCAGTATTGCGCCTCTCGCGGCAGAGTAGGACGATTGAAAGTGTTGTGTCAGCACTTCATAGGGAATGCTCAGTCCAATCCCTATTTGCTTGATGACGGCCTGAACAAAAGGGTCATAGTTGGAATTAGGGCGGCCGGGAGCGGTGGTACTGACCTTCTCGTTAGGCAAGAGCCGAACCAGCTTTCCTGGACCGAATTTGACCATCTGTCGCTTCGGCTCCTGCTGCCCTGAAGGAGGAGAATCCCGATCCTCAATGGCATCGATATCATTGCCAAAAATGTCGGATTCTGATGTGACAAACATTGAGAAATAGGCATTGATTACAGCCGCCGCGATCTCGGCGTCGGAATACCTTGAAATCTGCTTAAACTTCTCAATTATCGGAGCCAGGGCCGGCTCGCCACGACTCTGCCCGAGGAGCCTTTGATGATAGACGTGAAGAACCAGAGGCATTCCTGCATCATCAAAGCGCGGCACACGAACAGTTTCCCTGCCTACAAAACGATCAGGACCGGCCTTTACGATGTGATAGGCGACCGGAAAGCCATCCCTCAGCTCCACTCCTTCGCGTATATCAATATTCGGATCAGTGCAGCGGTCGGGATTCTGAAGTCTTGCGCCATCGATCAGCTGAACTGTGGTCGATAGTATGGCGCCTGGGCGCATCGCATGCCTTCGGATGGCCACGCAATCCCCATCAAGAAAGGCCGCTCGCAGCACCTGAGCCTGCATCATCGGGAAGCTGGCCTTTCCATGAAAGTCGGCCGTATCCGATTTCATATGCAGCTCAAAAATTTTCTCAGCCCGCCGCTCAAACTCCCGCGCTTTGGACTCAGGAATCCCGATCAGCTCATGGTCAATCCTGGCCTGAGGCCTGATACCATCAGACACTACGTTGGTAACAAAATTTTCCACGGCACCCCGGGCGATGCCCTCGTTCCGATCAAGATCGCGCGACTGATCACGAAGAGTGGGTATGGCTCCAATCAGCGCCTCATCAGCGCTTGCAGAGGCAGGGAACCACTCGGAAGACGCCATACTGCGCCGGGAAGTTGATCGATACGGAGCATCGGCCATCGCCTTGGACCAGGAGGATTCCCCGGTAAAAAATCCCTTGAGCCGGGCTGCAAATGATAGCTTTCGGGCCTTATCGGGGTATCGCATCAACCGCGCCTCCACCCATCCGGCGTGTAATCGCCAGTTTCAGTTGGGCTTCCCGACGATAGAGGTCCTGAAGATCCGCCCTTGAAACCCTTCGGCGATTCTGATTGACTTCAATGTCGGTCTCCTGACCGTTCTCCTCGATCCTGGCGATCGCCTGCTGCACAGATTTCAATTGTTCTTCAAGTGTCATATCCTCGCCTTTTTCTCAAAGTTGTCACAGACCAGATCGATATCAATTCCATCCATGTTTTCGCGTGCTGCATGCGCGTATCTCAGGCAGTCATGAGCATGATCCGCAACACCCGCAACGGTTTCATAGACCATCTGAAACTTCCCTTCGACCTTTCGCCAGATTTTCTTGGGAGCCGCAAGCTCCTTGAAAAAGGAATCGGGAAGGTTTTTATGAAAGTGGATGATCTCCGCATCACGATACCTGGCCTTTGGATTGGTGCTGAGGGCCTCCCGATACTCCTTCATTCTCTCCATCGAGCGCTCCAGGGACGAAAAAAGGCGGCCATGGGTCGCAAGCTTTCCAACCGGGAAAAGGAAGACCTTGGCCTCCTTTTTCACTGTGGGATGATCGATATAGGGAGCGGCCGGGCCTTTGGCGCCTTTGATCGGCAGGATCCTTTGCTTGATGTGCCGGCTGCAGAAGTCATAAACCGCTCCGGTGTTGTGACCACCGGTATCGACGCACGTTGTTGCAATACGAAGCCTTGATATGCCGTTGCTGTGCGGATAGGAGGCCTTCAGCCTTCTGTGAACCCGGGCCCAGAGCTCTGGAGCGTTCGAATCCCCCGGTTCAATCCAGTAATCGAGCACCCAGCTTTCATTGCCGCGTCCCCAGCCCACGACCACGATATCAACATGAGTCGGGTGGGTATCGACCCCAGCAGTAATTACGCCTATCCCATCCGGAAGCCTCGCTGCTGGCCAATAATTTTCACGCAGCTGCATCAGGTCGTTCGGATCGCAGCTTGTAATTGTGTCATCCTCGTAGGGTTCGCCCAGGCAATTATTGACAAAGACCTTCATTTCGACGGGATTTGCCAGCCCCTTGCGAAACTGCTGGAGGCTGCTTTTCCATGACCACATGCCCGGCGGAGCATAGAGGGCCGGCAAGTGATAGCCTCGACCCCCATCCACCGAAGTGGCAGTAGGGCGCCACTCCGCGCGGGCCAGCATCCGGGTTTTGTCCTGCTCGAAATGCCGATAGCCACAGAGGATGCAAGGATAGGCGGGATCATCCGTAGAAAGATCAAAATTCGCCCACACCAAAACCTGCATTTCACTGCAGCTGAGGCAAGGCACAAAGAGCTTTCGCTGATCGGTGGTCAGGTATTCCCGCTCTATCCGGCAGTGGTCCCGAATGGTAGGCGTGGAGTTATAGAAAATCTTTTTGCGGCCGTCATAGGCCGACGTGCGGCCAAGAGCAAGCCCACAGGGATCCCCATGCCCCTGGCAGTCCTCGTCGTAAGCAGAAACCTCATCGAACGCCAAGTATTGGGCCGACTCCGAGCGCAGGGATGGTTCCGAGGTGGATGTTGCAAGGTTGATATGTCCGCCTGGAAATTGCTTTGAGATCAAGGTGTCCTTTTCTCTTTTGCTATCGGGCACCTGTTTTTGATGCTCTGCGACCTTTTCACGAAGATCCTTGCAGTTTGCAATAATGGGATTGATCCTCTGCTTGGAAAACTTTTCACGAAGCTCATCGGTCGGCTGCACGATGATCATGGGAGCTGGCGCCACCCCCATCACCCAAAGCATCCAGGCGAGGATTGTGAGTGTTCCTCCTGTCTGCCAGCCTTTCATCAGAACAACACGCTCGATGCCGTTATCGGGCATAAGTGCTTCCATGAGCTCGCAGAGATAGGGAGTTCGAGAAAAATCGACGAGGCCCGGGAAGGGGTTTTTGCCGGATACGAGATAAAGGTTTTTTTCGGCATATTCAGCAATACTGATGTCAGGGTTTGGCATCAAACCGTAATAAAAGTCGGGAACCACCGATCCGAGGTTTGAAGTGATCAGGTCACGCTTCAACGGACTTCTCCGATGAGAGCACCGCAGCACCAAAGCGTTCGTGGAGCATATCTCTTAGTGCTTTTTTGATCGTGGCCTTTTGAAAGGTGCGGAATGCGAGTCCCATCTCATCAAGATCCTTCGCATGAACTGTCACCGAATCGTCCCCATGCCTTTTTCGGAGAAATTCCACGATAAGTCGCTTCAACTCATTTTCACTTTCATTGGGGATATTGAGGAGGCTGTCCCTCGCGCCACGGGCGACGGTAAATGCCTCGGTACGGAACTTATCAATGCTTGTCAGCCTCCCGGCCTCCCGCTCAAAGGTCAGTTTCTCCAGCAGGGCTTCATAGTGTCGCTTGACCCGGTTGGCCTCGGTCACGCTCATTTCATCATGGGACCAGTCAGATGCTGTATCCGCCGGCCGATTGTCCTTTCTATGATCCTTGTTCTGAATCCAGGCGTGGCACCCAAGCGAAATTATGATTCGAGTGCCATCCTTATCCTGAATGACCGCTCCCTCAAGCCTTGTCCCATTCTTGATCGCCCTCAGCACAGCCGAATGGTTGACCCCAACTATCCGGGCAAATTCTCTGATCGAAGCTGTTGGCAAATCCAAAGCATGACTCCTGAGCCGGCTTATCCGGCAGAATCGATTCATAACTCATATCTGATCCACCAGAAAGTTTGTGAGTGTCCGCAAATTTGCGGACGCAGGGAATGCATAAATCCCTTGACGGTCCGGCTTCATCCGGTGGGCAGGGGCATCGTAATGTCCACAAATTTACCAGGACCTAATCTGGAAGTCTTTCAGCTAAAGGCGTTCACGAAGGCAAGTGGTGCCGGTGACGCAAATTTTTTTTGAAACCAAGCGGGAGGGGGCGGTTGATCGTCACCCTCGCGTTTTTATTGGGGAAAGGACCCGTGCGGCGAAAGATCTTGAATTCGTGCGCAACTAATTTGCAAGAAATCACATGCGGCATCGTTCCCTTTCTCGTCAAAAAAGGTAACAAGAAAATCTGCATCGCAATCTCTGCATCGGGTATCAATGGAACTCTCGTTGACTTATCTTCAGTCAAGTAAACTTTACACTAGGGACAATGGCAGCCCCGGCTATCTGATTATCTATCTTCGATGTCGGCAAATACACGTTGCATAAGTCTTTCCTTCAGTTCAGAAGCGACTATAAACCAGCTTTTTTCGAAAGGTAATGCGGGACAACTTCCGCACGTGAAGTGCCTGCCGCGGAATGAGGGAAGTCTTTGCGTTCAAACAATGTGACATAAAAAATTAACTTGCTTCGATCAGATCTTTTTGGTCAGCTATTTAGACAAGCCATCCAAGCCGGAGCTTAGAAATTGAATAATGACGACCTAGTAATATTCATGGACGAGTCAGGCAATACAGGATCAAACATCCTTGATCAAGAACAGCCATATTTTGTGATCGCGGCTTTTGCATTCAGAGAATCGAAAGTCGATTTAATCGAACACATGATTTTAAACGCAAGAAATGGTCTCGAAGAGCTTAAATTTGGTTCCTTAAAGAGAAGACGAAACTTTCCAACATTTGAGCTTCTGATGTCCGAACTCAAAAGGAATAGTATTGAACTCTGCTATAGCATTATTGAGAAGGACTTCTTCGGCGGTATAATGTGTACAGAATACTTACTCGATTCGGCCTACAATGAAAATGTGCCGTATGAAACATTCTTTACTCCTGACATAAAGCAGAGCTTAACTGCTACGATTTGCGAAAAAATACCTATCACATTGCGTCAAAATTTTATTCATGCGCTAGCAGCCTCAAACAAAGATAAACTTTTGAAAGCCAAGATGGACATTGATAGATACATCATTGACTCAAAATTGAAAGAAGAAGTGTTTTCCTGGATTCTTAGGTTGCGTGAAGAAGAGTTCCTTGAGTGTACTATACCCCCCGATCCTGGAGGGATCGAGCATCCATTTATCGAGCATTGCAGTCCAAATTTCCATGCCTTTTCGATGATGATTCAATGTCTATCAAGATTATTCGTTAGAGAAGATTTTTCGCATGGAAAGCTGTATTTCGATGAGCAACTTCAGTATCAAAAATCATTCTCTTGGGTGGCTAAAGCTGTAAATGGAGAGAAAAGCAAACACATTTCAAATCCGTATGACGATGACCCAAGTCGTGGAATAACAGTGGGTCCATTCTTTAATGGTCAAGTTGATTTCCTGAGTTCAAATAAGTCCAAAGGAATTCAGGGTGCAGATTTAGCAGCCTCATCGTGCAGCTGGATTCTCAAGGGCACATTCTGTATGCATGAACTACCAGACTATGCAAAAGCATTTCAGCAGACATTACTTCAGAGTGTACTTACCGGCATTCAATCTATGACCACATACATCGCAAAGCGATAGGCTGACGAGAAAAACTGACAAAATATCAAAGAAGACTTCAGGCATTTTATCTCACATGAAATCCCTCTGAATTCACATTGCGATATGATTCCGTTCATTTTCTAAAAGCGTAACAAAAATCCTGCGTCGCAGTCAGCACGGAGAGCACCAATGGAACTCGCCGTAGGCTTTTCTTCAATCAGGTGGACTTTTGCAGTACAGGCAATGAAAGCCCAAGCTGTCTATCTCTCAATCTTCGATGTCTGCAAATACGCGTCGCATATAGCCTTCCTTCAATTCAGACGCCACTATAACCTGCCTTTTTAAGAAAGTGAATGCGGCGCTGGTTTCGCACTTCAAATTCTATATTCTCCTAAAAATCGAGAATGCGTCGCGCATTTTATTGATTTCCGAGGCAAATTTTTGATATGAATGTTGGTTAAGAGCTCCGTGCCACGACATTAGTTGAAATTCAGCATAGTAAGCAAAAAAATCGCTACTATACTTCTAAAACTCACTAATCCTTGCATTATGGTGATTCCAATATGAGCGACAAAGCTATCGAGAACAAAGGTCAGCACGTAATCTCATTAGCCCAAGAAATCTTAGACGACATAGAACTTAGCCGTATTACTCCTACCCAAATCGTTCTTAAAGCAACCCGCCTTGCCCGTATCACCGACACGTCTGAAACTCTAACATGGTTGCAATATGAAGTGATGGGCTTCCGAGCAGACGAAACCGGTAAGCGATACATGGGATTCACAGGCAGATGGATTGATGCTTCCAAGAATACTGGTTACTGGGGTTCGCTATCTGAAATACTTGCGTCGATGGAAACCAGTCAAACACGGCTAAACACTATCAGCACCTTAAGCATCAATTGGGCTCCAACCAGTGCGAATCCACATGAACGAGTTACCGACGGTTTTGCCCAAATTCAAAGCCATTTGAGTTCCCAAGCCCTGGAAAGGCGTGGGTTGGGAGACTATATTGTAAAGGCTGCCGGCATTCGATCTAAAGTAATTGGGTTGATTCATGATTTTACTTCAAGGATCTATTATGAACGGAAATTTAGTGCTGTCGCAGAGAGCATATTTGAAAGATACAAGATTGAGCTTGATAAGAGGCTAGCATCAATCTCTGCTGACGTTCTCAAAAAAATTCCTGCAGTATACGAAAGGCTTGCGGATGGCGATGCGGAAGCTATAAGCCAAGCTTTATCTTCCTGCCGAAGAATTATTGATTCCTTCTCTGACGCAATCTTCCCCCCGCAAGCAGAAACAATGGAGATGGATGACAATGAGGTCAAGTTAGGTCCGTCCAATCACTTAAATCGGCTCAATGCGTATATTCGGGCGAGAGTAACGAGTGATTCTAGGAGGAAAAAATTCCGGCAGGCACTTTCGAATCTATATGAAAGGGTATCGACAGGCGTGCATAGTGATGTGACCGGGTCTGAAGCACAAGCGTTATTCATTCAAACGCTAACATATTTAGGAGAGATTCTCTCGTTGCCAAATACTCCACCAATCCGTTCGCTAGAAGTTCCAGGACCTGGGGTAGAAGTCATACCAACTTGAATATCGCCTTTTGGGGCAGCGAGCCCATGACTGATGAAAATATTGCCCAGTTTGTTAGCACACTAAGTATTTCAAAAAGAATGAATAGTTTCGGAAGGCACGAAAAGCCTTATGTTTGGTTGGACCCAGTTCAATGTCAGACCAAAGCGGGCAGCCCAATCATTTGGAATCGATATTGAAGCAAGGCTTGTGGACTACAGACCACTTAAAGGGACCAAGGTCCATATCAGCGATCAAGAGCTGGGATTCGTAAAAGATATTGGGTATCAGCATGAAAGAGAACTACGGTCCTATTCAGCAAAATGAACTGCCTTTTAGACGATCCATTTACTTTAGATTTAGAGTGCCTCAAAGATATTAGCGAAGTCATGAGTGTGGACGAGCTAATGGACACGCTTGCATTCAGTCCAGCAGAAGATTCGGACACGCAATACAAAAATTAGGATGGGTGATTAGGAGCGTTGAATGGGAATCACTTAGCGCGTTGATTCCGGGATTTACATTCTAGACGGCTGACAGGCAATAGTTCACTATTATTAAAAGTAGAAAACCGAGAAGCATGCCACAACGATTCGCGTTCATTATCGAAAACATATTTCATTCGGTTGATAGAAGTGCGGGTTTGATTGGTCCCCTGGCTCCAGCCGGCATTTTTTGCTTCAAAAGCCACTATATGCCCATGTCTACTATAGACAACAAGATCAAGATCGAACCTTGAATTCTGTGGATTATCAGCATAAGGCCGAACAGCGCGAGGATTTTCTTTCCGTTCCCATGTTTCATTGAGGGCTTTGTCTATAAAGGACCGACCTTCAATTGCAATTCTTTTTAGAATCAGGAATATTTCAGAAGGAACAAGCCTTCCATTTTCTCCACTTTGTTTAAAGCGGGAAAGCGTTTCAGGTGTGATTCCGCAGAAATTCGCAATTTCTTTTGCTTTGATAGAATGTCGTGACTTTATTTCTTCCAACACTTCACGGACATTTTCAGATAAGGATGCTTCTAACGCGTCGTCAAGACTAGAATCATCCATAAGTAGGTAAGTTTCATGACATTTGTCGCAAAATCGAATTTCGAGATCTTGAGTAAGTCTAACCTTGCCAAATTCACCAAAAGAGAAGAATTCTCCTTTTGCCTGTCGTTTCAGGATATTACCATCGCAATTTGTGCAAGAGATAGCCATAGATCCTCCGAGGTCCTCATAACACAGATTCTATCGGCATTTCCAGGAAAAACTTGACATAATGTCAAGTATGTCATTAATACACTGAAATGACTAGCTCTATAAATCACCATCAATTTCGCCTAACTCGACCTTGCGCTGCCTCTGCTTATCCTCGCACATACAGATTATTTTTGTTTTAGCCTCGTTATGCAGATCGCGTTCAGGGAGATGAAACGAAGCATTAACAACAATGTCGCCCTGGCCATCATCGAAATCCATTATTGTAACTTTAACATACCAATCCCAACTAAGATAATTTGGTAGACCATAGACATCGAATTTTTTAGTAGGTTCTGGTGAGAAGACGTGGCTAAAAAGTTCGTTTTCAAGGAGCCGGATTCCAGCTTTCATCTCTTGCTTAGCTTGCACTCTGCCAGACGCGGAATTTAAGATGCCGCGGTCGAGCATATACCGAGCTTGACAGGAACCAGGGATGGTCACGAGACCCTTATCAATCAGCTCTTTAACCTTTGCCCATGGATAAGTCCGCATTCGCCTCCCTTTGGCCGGTCCGCTGGATCGGTGAGAAAACCAGCCCCTTTGTATACCAGCCATCCGAAAAGCGAACAATCCCCCATCATCAAAACACTCTGCTTGGTCGGTTGAGAGCAAATATAGATAATAACCTGCCGCGGCTCATAGTCCCCATCGCGGACCCCACAACCACTCTTTCAGACCTCATTTTGATTCACAATAAAGTGGAACCCCGCCTACTGCTTAATTTCTCACCTCTCGCTCGGTTCACTACATTGTGAATCCCTTAACCTTGCCGTTATAATAAGAGCAAATATCCAGACATATTGGAAAATCTAAAATGGACAGACTTGAAGTCACCAAGTATTGCAAAAACCACAAGCAGCGATATCTTAAAGCTTTCGCTCGTGACTATCATCAATACTACGCTGCGGCAATGCCCTATCGGTTTGGTGGCGCAGCGATTTTGATTGTTGGTGTAATATGCGGAATTGAAACCAAAACACCAGTACTATGCCTCAGTCACTTTACAACAGCGTTACTGTTTTTCTCATACTCTTTATTCGCCAAGCATTTCAAACTCATTCAAGAAAGGCCTTGGATATTCTGGGAAATAATTTGCTCCGTTTTTATTATCGAAACCGCCTGGATTGTTTCCGTCTATTCTGCACTGAGACACGAGGACTTCCTTAACCACAATTATCTTGGCATGAACATATTCTTCACTGTGGCCTTCGCATTTCATCCTTGGCTTAAAAACCTTTTTATTCGCCAAACGATATGTATATTCCTTAATTCTCTTATTTTCATTATTTTTAATATCGAAGCTCTGCTAAAAAATTCCATCGAGACAATTGCATATCTTTCCATGGCATTGGCTCTTTCAGTGTTCGCGGCTATTTTAATGCGATACAAGTTCTATGTATCTGGATTAGCAAATGACGCGAAAGTTCACGCTTACGAGGAAATATCAAAAATCCTCTACAAACACCAAGTCAACATGATTGAAGACGGGGTTAAACTTCAATCAACCATGCCTAGCGGCGAATCAAAATGCTGCATTATTTCATTTGATATTCAAAATTCCTCAAAAATCGGTCACAAAGAGAACCACCTCTTCTTTGAAAATGTTATGAAGCGATGCCACAAGCTTATGATGACGGGATATAGATTCGAGGGCACGGATGTGTTCGCCTCGGCCTTCAGAATAAAAGAGATGGGCGACGGCTTTCTTTGCTCAGTCGGATTCCCTTTCAAAGTAAGTGGAGCTTCCATGTTTGACGAAGCTCATTCTTTAGCTATGAGTTTTGTGCAGGTATTTAATAGTGAAGTCGAGCGATATTTTACGAGTAAAAATGGGAATATATACTGCGGCATCGGCATAGTCTATGACACAGTAATTGGTGGATTTCCAGCCACTGGAGCTCAAGAATACGACTTATTTGGAAATGGAATTGTTTTGGCAACTCGTTATGAGTCGTTTAGAAAGACCCTCCTTCCGCTTTTGGGGGCAGAAGGAAATATAATAATTGTTTCTGAAGAATTTTTTAGCAATCTTTCGGCATCGCACAAGACTGACTATAACAGCTTTAGCCTTACCTCAGAAAAGGTAAGAGATGCACCCTCAGCTTCTTCTGTTTACTACTGGGCAGAAGCTTTGGCTGCCAAATCAAAAGCTGGTTAAACAACACTCACCAACCTAGAGGAACATTCTTTGCGAATCCATCTCGATATCCAGAGCTTTCGTTCAATCTCAGTGCTATTTTTATTGGCTATATTTTTCGGCGGCTGCCAAAAACGAGTCGACCTATATTACACATGGAAGGATTCTGGCAAAAAAGAGTACGATTCGATATCGTTCTATGGGTCAACCTATAAGTCTGCACTTGAACAGTGCGAAGCAATTCTTGCTTTTTATAGCTGGAAGTGTGATTGCCAGGAAGGCCTCAGACTCCCCTATCCTCAGAGGATACCAAGTCAGATGATTGTTGAGTGCGAACAGCCAAGAAAGTGCGGGTTGATGTGGACCTGCAAAGAAGTCGGGTTATTTTAACCTAAACCCGATTATTTATTAGGAGCATGGTGGATGTCTATTTTGTCTAGATTGGGAGCGAAATCGCTGGCTCGGGAATGGGCCGATTTACATGCTCCTCGCTACATCAAGGTCATCGGCTGGATAGGTCTGATTAATATGGCTATTCAGATTCCGCTAGACCACGTTACTTTCAAGCAAGGCGGCGCAGCGCCTTATCTTCCCTGGCGGGTGGCCTTTTTACTCTTTTGTGCCGGAGTTCTTATAGGCGAAAAACTACTCCCCAAGAGTCGATTAAGAGACCTCGTTTTGCTAGTAGTGCCAGTAGTCGGTATTAACTGGCTGTTTATGGTGTTTTTACAAATCACGGGAAAAGATTATATTCAAACCGTGTCCACTGGCTCACTCCTAATTGCATTCTTTTCGTCATTTATCACCCATCGCTTCGGACAGGCCAACACCATACTTCTCGCATTATCAACAGCAGGAGCTTTACTAACAAACTATTTATCACAATCGACTCAACAAAATGAAATCCTACATTATATTCTCTGCCACTTGTTTAGCTACGGAATAATGTTTTATTTGCGACGGGAATTTTTCAGTGGAATACAGGTTCGCTATGAAAACTTTCGGGCTCTAGTTCCGCCAAAACTTGCTTGGCATTTAGCCCTGATGCAAGAGAAGAGCCGTGATTTGAGAAAGGTCTTTGAGGCCAAAGATCGCTTTGCAGTTTGCCTGTCTTCGGACTGGCGAGGGTATCAGTCCCTTGCCAAGACTCATACACCCGCCCAAATATCCGAACTTTTCAGAATATATTATGACATTGTCTGGGAGCAACTGGACCGTAATGTACCGTCCGGTTGCTACTACGCCGATTGGTGGGCCGATGAACTGTTCGTGATTTTTTTCGAAGAAGGTGAAAGCAGGGGAGAAGTCGTTTTACATGCCCTAGAGTTCGCGAATGCCTTAGCCACAAAAATCCATGAAGAAATTCAATCGAAATTGAATATCTCCTTAAACTTTGACATTGGAATGTCAGCTGGGATCGGATTTATTGGTCTTCAAGGGCCTCAAAAACGAATGAAAACAACGATTTCCGGAGAAATGGCCGGAGTGGCGAAGAGGCTCGAAATGCAAGCAAAAGCCCTTAGAATTACCGGATATGGGCAAGATAAAGACGAATACACGTTTCCAATAGTGGTTTTAGACCAAGAGTTGTCTATGCTGGCCTCTAACATGGACTGCTATAAGACAGGGCATTCTGAGGTTTTGACTGCTGATACAAAAGACGTTGCTGGCATACAATGTACTGTCTGGCAAAAAACAGCTCCTTCCTCAAAAATTCAGATAAATACTCTGTCAGCGGTATAAGGCAGGCATTCAGGTACGTTCGTTCAAATAAATCCCACTGCCAGTGTCTATGTATTGTAGAATTTTCTTTGCTATTTGTTGTAGTAGCCTCCGTTTAGCCCATATAACTCGGTCAGCTCCTAACAACCAGGATTAGAACCAACAGCATGGCTAACACAAATCCCGGGTTGAGGTTCTGACCAGCCCCCAATGTCGCCGTCGATGGACACCTAAAGAGAAAAAGGCAATCGTGGACGAGACTTACCAGCACGCAATGTCGGTTTCTCTGGTTACCCACAATAGTATGGCTCCCGACCGTCTATTCAGTTGGAGGCGAGCTATGGAAAATGGACCTTTGACAGGTGCATGATCCGAGGAGCGCGTGGGGTTCCAGAAAGCGAGATGAAGAAGCTTGTGGATCGCATCAAGTGCGTTGAACGCAAGACTGTAGAGGTCGAGATTCTGAAGGAAGCCGTTCGAATCGGTCGTGAAAAAAACTGATCTCGCGCATGCCATTGCAAGGGGTGGACGATCAGGCTTGGGACCTTTCAAAGCCTTAGGGGCTCAGCTTGGGGTTAAGATTCCTTTACCTTCCAAGGAAACTCTCCAGAGCCAACTTGAATGCTCTTTCTGAAAACGGCAATCCATCCATCGGAAGCATGGATAACTTGGGTAGGCTGCTCCTGCTTCTCATTTGCGACTGGTTGGGTCTTTGTGTCTTCCATAAGGTCCTCCTTGGATCGAGACAATGCCTGAGCAGGAGTCGGAAGACCCGAGAATATTGAGCCTAAGAACAACAAAAAGGCTCTGACGACTGTTTTTCTGTTCGGAGTTCAGGGCGCGAGGCTGAACACCTGACTTGGCACCCGCAGAATCTTCTTCGCAGCGAAGGACCACGCTCACCTGAAGCAAGTTTTGAAAATGAGCGAGACACTTCAAGACCTTTCCATTTTGCCACACCACTTTAACGCGTTTAATCGACCACTTGACCAATCACTACCGCGTCACATACCATACAAATGAATGGTTAATGGGGCAGGGAATGGAAAATGCGTCAAAAAGGGAGTTGCTAAGCAAGGAAACTCGCGATCTGTTCGCGCTTGGCGCGCGCCTCGTAACTGACGACTGGGTGAAATACAAAGTCATGTGTGATCTTGCGGGTATCTCAACACTCGATGAAGCCTTATGCCGCTCCTATGCCACTATCAACTGGACCGACCGCCATTCAATACTCCCGATTATTCCAACCCTGGAATTCGTACACAGCAAGATTCCCAACACCATGCTGCATATCCCAAGAAAGCTGGACGAGTACTTGGCAAAGGACGGGTATCAGATGAAGAACGGCAAGCTGATCCGGTTAAAACTATGAGCGTGATCTAATTCAGGACTTCGATGCAATGTTTTCCTCGCTCTTTCGTCCCAGCAACGGAGGAAATGGGCTTTGTTAATCGACCTGACTGCACATTTTATGGAAGTACGTCGGTACCGCGTGTGGACCAAGGCCAGGGTCATCCGCACTATCGATCCGAGTTTGGCCGGATTATATGCTATGAGGATTTCAATCGACAAAATATTTTCGGCTGGATTTCGGTTTCGATCGACTCAGAGGATTATCCGATCAACCACCGATCCCTCTCAGAACTCACGCCCTCGCTTGTTAATCCTTTCAGTTTGCACGGCTAAGATAAACCCATGCCGCGACAAAATTTCCGCCAACAGTTCAGGGTTTGCCGCGGGAAATATACCGTCGACCTCCGGAGGCTGCAGGTTAGAAGCCAATGTCTCTCTTCATTAGCCTATAGAACTCCGAACAAGCCTCCTCCTCGGAAAAGCTTGAAAATCTCTCTATGCGATTCCCCCTATCGATCAGCAGTATGATCCATATATCCTCTACTTTGGATAGAACGTAAACTCCATCATTATTTTTCGGTGTGTTACCGTCGAGATTGAAAGTATCGTTAGGAAAATTCTCCGCTTCAAGCTTGGCCCTTAGTTCGTTTAGTTTCATTATAGGACCTCCCTGATCCACCTAGTTCGATTAATTCGCCGACCTTCAACTCCTCGCATTCTAACTACGGAGATCTCTAGCCCGCGATATTGAGAGACAAAGATAGTTGATAGAATTGCGGAAACAGAACTAGACGTCAGATAACAGCTAATCTTCTCTGTGACTCGGCTCTTACTCGCTCAGAGGATTGCCAAAGTAATAATCACACAACCTTTAAATGACCTCCTGGTCGCTCTTCGCCAACCGAATCCTGATCCAGATATTGATAGTAGAGCTTAGTGGCTGCGGGATCGTCTCTGACGACGACTCCGAGTTCTTTCAGATCAATTGAAGCAAATCCACATCTATGCGAAGGATCCAGGCTTAGAAAAACCTTTTCTTGAATAATAAGAACCGAACGACCTTTATCCGCTTCAAAAAGCGTCTTTCTCATTCCTTCGTAACGAGTAGCGAGGACAATGGCCTGACCATAAAGGTCATATTCTTTGGTTCCTGCTTCTGGATAAAAACCCGTGATTGTGTCCAGTGCAATACCAATCCCGCATGTAGTGGGAATTTCGGTATGAAGCATTTTTTGCTCTTCATGGAGGACCTTTGCGAATCTCTTAGCCAAATCAACTGCATCATGGGCCAGATTATTGCTCATGGCTTGAAAAGGGTACCCAATAGAGCACAAGAAACCGTCACCCATTTCTTTAATGCGATAAGCATTGGCTCTTAGGTTCTTGCCATCGTAGCCCTCAGAAATGATTTCATTGCACTTAGTAAACGTGTTTCTGAAAAATATCTTGGCGTTTACGTGCTGGATTTTGCTTGATCCAATAATATCAAAAGATAGAACACAAGCCTGAGATGTGGTGGTCGGCATGGTTTCTTCTAAAGGCTTTCCAAGCCTGATATCCGACAGTTGATGTGAGTACACCATCTTTGCCATTTCTGCGAAAGCGTGCTGATTTTCCTTCATGAATTTGAGTTCGCTCATCCTCAGCTTCTGGCCCATTGCAAAAGAAAATGTAGCGATTTCAAATGAAATCGCGATAGGTGGCCCCCACCCCATATTTGGAAATCCTGATATTAAGAACTGCATAGCGACCAAAACAAATGACAGCCAAAGGCCGGACCAACCCAGAAGCATGGCATATGCTGGTCTATAGCCGTTGTACGCTGCGCGAACGGCAAGAAAAGTGGAATATCCTAAAACAGGAAACGCGAGGGATACGAAGTACTTGACGAAAAAATGATGACCCAATAGGGAACCAATCAGGCTTATAAAAGAGATCGTGAGAACAAAAAGTCCAATCCGGTACAGCGAGATTGATTCTCGCTTGATGTTCAAGACATGCATCGAGAACAATACAGCGAAAGATCCGCTTGAAAATGATGCTATGTAATAAAACAGACCCACCTCAAGAGAGCCTCTTAACGTCAAACCACTTGTGAACGAAAACTGAAACGCTGCCGATAAACAGTAGAGAATGTAAAGTAACAAGTAGACTTTTCGAAATAATAGGAACATTCCTATATTGTACACGATCATGATGAAGATAATACCGAACACTATGCCTATATACATTCGATCCATCTCAGCGTCGATTTGGTACGCATATCGATCCATAAAAAAGATAGGCCTAGGCCCAAACATGGAAAACCCTGAAAATTTCTGAATAACAAAAATGTCCTTACCTATGTATTCCCGAGGAACTAGAAAGGCTGCATATCTATCAGGGAGAGCTTTAAGTTCTCGAGCATTATCTCCATCAACCGCGAAAGCTTGAGTGTTTTGAATATGGGCATAAAAAACCCTTATTACAATCTCATCATACTCGAGTTGTTGTAACTTAAATCTGACGACATTTCGTGTGTCCCCTCTATAAAAATTCGCAGCCGTATCACTGACTTTGTTCCAGGACAGGGAGTCCTTTTCCCTTATAATGGCTTCGATAGAAAGTGATTCATCTTTGATCTCTGCCATATGAAAGTTACGAATTGGCTGAGCCTCAGCGAAGGCAGACCCCAGTGAGGGCTTGACTGCACAAATTAGAATTAAGAAGAAGCGCAAATTGCGAAGAAATACTTTGCTCATCACATCATCCACTCAATAGGTTTCAGTTCAGTCGCGGAGTTTATCTAACAAACAAATGTCACCTGAACGGTTCGGCTTTCTGATATGCTCGGGAGGTAGATATCCGCGTATTTTTCACCGAATGTATGGCGGAAAAAGCAGCTAGCATTAACCGACAGGATTGCGAACCTCCTGAAGTTGTTAAATACAACAGATCGGGCCCAAAGTGCGTACCTGAAGTCCGTTTTGATTTCGGCTGTACCTGCATCTGCATCTGCCAAGAATTGCTTAAACAGGCGAAGCGCATGTTATCTTCCAGAAATACTTCCATTGTATCAGTATACGGTCAATTTAATGCCTTGGGTTAAGAAAAATTTCGAGATAAACGTGACCAGTCAGATGGGTGACTTTGGAGATTAACGATAGACCGCATAGGAGACACTCTCCTGAATTCAACTTACCGGAAGCTTGAGGCACTGCCCCGACGACCTTTCGTTGGTTAAGAATTCTTTACCGGCCCTAGGCAGGCTTTTGCAGTCAAACACGCTTCCAACAATTTTTGCTCTAAGGCTGTACTGCACTTTCAGGCGCTCAATGATCCTTCCGCAAAAGTGCGGCTCGATCTCGAAACCCAGCGCAATCCGTCCGGTCACCTACGCAGCTCTAAAGATCACTCCGGATCCCGCGAAAGGATCATAAACGACGTCGCCAACATCCCTGTGGCTCAGAATCGGCCGAGTGTATAGCTTAATCGGCTTTTGATGCGGGCCCTTTTTTATGGACTGCTATCTGAGATTGGTCGCCTAGCTCTCACGGCCTTAATGGACTATCGAGTTCATCGTCATCGTAGTAGCGATCAAAGTATTCATCGACCACCTTCTCCACCCGCTCGCTGAATTGCCAGCGAGTCGGCGTCGTCTTTTTATCCTTGAGCAGAAAAAGAATCCTAACTTGCTGCCCGCCCCTCACGCGCTGAAAGATCCCATTGTGAGGATAAGACTTCCAGCATGAGCTCTTCGAGAAGTCTAACGCGAAGACATCCTTACGGCCGCGCAACGCATTTGGAAACATCGACCGGGGAATGAGAGACTTATCGGTGGGGAAGTTCCTGCGGAGGCCTGAGGCATCGCCACGCTGGGATTTCGCAGTTAAGATTCCTTTACCGACAAGGGTTGCTATGATCTGAACAAAACCAATATTTCATGATTACCCGACTTTAGGCCATCCTGTTTAGTGGACTCCCCAGTACCCCTTATAAATACGAAATTGTAAGTTTATCAGAAAAGACTCTCGCCCGAACCGTCCTCATATACGGTTTAAAGGCGGCAATATGTTTATTAAAAAGTTTTGGTTTCCAGGATTCTTTGTGATTCTCCACTTTAGCTGCTTCAATCGCACAGAAAGCACGAATTCCGACAACGAAAAATATTCACTTAACTCCGACAGTGAATCACTCAGCACCCCCCTGCGCCTGACTTCTCCTGAATACATTTGGGTGGAGACCATTTTACCGAGTATAGGATGTGCATGCCGGACCGAGGGTACCCCGTCAAATTCCTCCATTGATAAGTTGAATCTCCTGTGTCACTGAGCACAGCAGGGAGATTCGTATGAAGAAGAGTCGTTTCACGGAAGAACAAATTATCAAAGCTCTGAAGCGCCAGGAAGCGGGCGAGAAGGTTCAGGACATCTGCCGCGACCTTGGTATCAGCCAGCAGGCTTTTTACAAGTGGAAGGCCAAATACGGAGGCCTGGAAGTCTCAGAAGCCCAGAAGCTTAAGGCACTGGAAGATGAAAACCGTCGATTGAAGCAAATCGTGGCGGATCAGGCACTTGACATCCAAGCCATCAAGTTTCTCCTCGAAAAAAAGTTCTAGGGCCTGACGAGGAGCGCAAAGCCGTTGAGCTTGTCCAGGAAGCCTTCGGCATGAGCCAGCGTCGGGCCTGTAAGATAGTGGGCGCAGACCGTTCCACCGTTCGATATGAGAAAAAGCCGGCCGAGGACCACCAAATCCTTGATAGGATGAAGAATCTGCTCGAAGAGCGTCCGCGATTCGGATGCCCCCGCGTACACCTCGTACTGCGAAGTGAAGGCCTTGTCAAAAATCATAAGCGCACCGAGCGCATATATTATGGAAACGGGTTGCAGCTCAAGAAGCGAAAGCCAAAGCGTCGGGTTTATAAGCCCGAGAACCCGCTGCCGCCGCTTACCAAAGCCAATTCCCGTTGGTCGATGGACTTCGTGCACGACAATCTTGCAAGCGGTCGGTCGTTCAGGATTCTCACGATCATCGACGAATGGTCGCGCGAGTGTCCAGCGATGGAAATTGATACATCCCTTTCCGGGCATCGCGTTGTTCGCGTCCTGGAGAAGTTGAAAGCCGAACGGGGATTGCCGGAGGAAATCGGCGTTGACCAGGGCCCGGAATTCATCAGCAAAGCTCTCACAAAATGGGCTTTGGACAACGGAGTTAGGCTTCACTTCGCAAGCCCTGGAGAGAAAAACGAGAACGCGTTTATCGAGAGCTTTAATGGACGCCTTCGGGATGAATGCCTGAACATGTACTGGTTTTCGAATCTGAAAGATGCCCGAGGCATCATCGAAGACTGGCGGATCGATTACAACGAAAGAAGGCCTCACACCTCTCTGGGAGGAATGACGCCAAGCAAATTTGCAGAGACAAAGGGATTACGTCTAGCAGGCTGATTCAATTTCTTTCTGGAAGAAAAACAGGGGTATGCTCGGGACATACAAAGAATCCGGAACAGGTATCCCAACTTGGTCTACTTGGTCATGCGCAACAGATGCGTCTAAGAACTATGATTCGCGATCATCGGTGCCATTTGAGTGCGGATCGACCTATAGGTTTCAGTACTGCAAATTTTCTGGCGGCGGATCGGAGAGCTGCTACTCTGATGGCAACGAGAGTACACCTCTTGAAGAGTTTAGAGCTCAAGTTAGAACAGACTATTGCCCGCAACATCCAACAGATCCCGTCTGTTTTGAAGATACTCCAGCTGTTGGTGATAGCGGCGACGATGACTCCGGCTCGGGTGGTGGCTCTGGCCCAGGCGATCCAATGCCTAAAGGAGGCTCGTGCGACGGGACCTCAGACTTACCCACAAGTGTGTCTGGATCAAAGATAGAATGTAGAGATAGAAGTGTGAGTCAGAGCTATGAAATCGTCGGTACTCCGTACTCGCTCACCTACTCCTCACGAAATACAATCGGCGGTTCCTATGCCGACCGAATCGTCACAAAATCAATTAGACAGTTCTATCCGCAGCCCCACTATGGCAAGATTCTGAAAGTTAATTTTATTACAAAAATTGGCGACCGAACCTATTCCAAAAGCATACCGATAAACAGGACTTACATACAAGAGAGCGACTCAGTCTCACAAAGGGTCGTTTGGGACGGCCTTGATGCTGCAGGTCAGCTTGTGAAAGGCTCCGTTCAAGGAACAACTCGGATTGTAATAAAAACGGAATTCAATCCTGGCGGTGACGGAAATGGAACCATCGCCAAGCTATTTAGATTTGTAATGAACAATAGTACCTACTCTGACCGCTTCAATTTAGGAGGGTGGTCAATAAGTCACTATCACAGCTTTGACAGCGCAAGCAACCTTGTGTTTACGGGCTTTGGACAAAGGATGCCGCTTCTAAACCTCAACACAACTCCAGTTTGGAAAACTGACGCTGAAGGCAATATCTACATTCCGTCCAGTGACGCCACTGAAATCTATTTGTTCTCACCAAGAGGGCTCCACCTCAAGACATTTGATGCAATATCCAACATCGCTACAACAATCTTTGAACACGACGATTTAAACAGACTTATTAGCATCACAGACAAATATGGCAACACTACGACTCTGCAGCGATCAGCGACTGGGCAACTGACAGGTATTCTAAGTCCTCACGGTGAGCTAACAAAAGTCAACATAAATGAGAACGGCTATATCTATGATCTACAGGATCCTGTCGGAAACATCACTAAGTTTACATATGGCGAAGGACCAAGCCTGGGCCTGATGCTAACCTACACATACCCCAACAATTCGACCAAAGTATATACCTATGACAGCCAGGGGCTTTTAAGCCAGACTACCGATGCGAAAGGACTAATCAGAAAATTCGTTGAAAGCACTTCAAGTAGAACATTCAGCAATACCAGCCCGTATATGGAAGAAATACGAGTCACCTCTCCACTGAACCGCAATCGTTACTTCCAAACTGTCAGTAATCACGATGGAACAACAGACACTATCGTGCGAAATCACGAAAATGATCGCGGCAATATTCTAAGGTCATCTATCAATGGCAAACAAAAGATATCCAGAACAAGGGATGGGACAGAGACAAGCATGGATTACAAATCCAGTCCACTTTTCCCCCAAAGAGTTTTTTTAAGTAACATCATAGAAAGACTTCCTTCAGGCCTGACAGCGCAAACAACCATTTCTGAGGCAGCTAATTATGAGGATGCTACAAACCCTCTTAGCCTCATCGTTTTCAATAAAACTTTCAACAAACTGGGCCTTGGAATCACCAGGACGAGATTCTCGAAGGCAAACATGCAGTATACGATTGTCAGCCCAAGTGGCAGAAAAACAACCATTGCACTTAATAATAAAGGCGATCCAACAAAAATAACTTCAGGCGGGCTAGCAGCAACTTTGAATACCTATAACGAGAGAGGTCAACTAACATCGATTACACGTGGACCCCGGACCTATACATTAACCTACGATAGTACAGGCCTATTGACATCTCTAAGTAACCCTTTGGGCCAAACCACACAATTTGCATATGATGCTAATCGTCGCCTCACTTCGCAAACTCTAGCGAATGGTCAAGTTGTGAAGATGCAATTCGATAACAACGGTAATAGAACCCAAGTTTCTGTCCCTATCGATAAGACCTATGATTTTACATTCGATCAGAAAAATCTCCTCAGTCAATCTCTCGAGCCCCGGCTCGGTAGTGACAGACCTACATGGAGTTGGGAATACTCGCTGGACGATGAACCTATCAGAATTAATCAACCTGATGGCACTGCCATTGTAATGGGATATGATCAAACAGTCGGGAAATTATACTCAGTGCAAGGTAAGTCAGTCGCTCAAACCTTTCAGTATGACATCGCCACCGATAGATTGATTTATGCTCAATCCGGTGAACAATTTTTGAGTTATGAATACGACGGCAGTCTAATTACTGGAAGAGAGTGGAATGGCCCCGTGAAAGGAAAAGTAAACCTGTCGTGGACTCCTTACTATACTCTGTCTTCGATCTCAGTAAATGGGCAACCAGCGGTTAGCTATACCTACAATACAGAAAACGAAATTGTTAGCGCAAATACTTTGACTATCAATAGATCCGAAATTAATGGCCTTATCAGTTCCAGCTCGGTTGGAGTTGTTACAACAGCTATGACCTATAATAATTTCGGAGAGCTCATTTCTCAAGAGACTAGCTCGAATGGCATTCAGCTAAATAAACAGGTCTATACACGCAACCTTCTTGGAAATATAGTCTCAAGAGAGAGCTCGGATCCAAATGGAGTTGAACTCAAGAAGTTTGGATACGACGCTATTGGCCAGTTGATATCTGAAAGATCTAACGGAACTCTAATTGCATCCTACAGTTACGACGCGAACGGAAATCGCTTTCAAAAAGGGAAAGGAGAGCAATATGACAGCCACGATCGCTTAGTATCCTCAAGCGAATGGGTCTATAAATACAACTTGAATGGAAATCTCGAAGAAAAGACTGACCCAAGTGGAAGAAAGATCTCCTACAATTACGATGCTGTGGGAAATTTGCTTTCAGTAACTGACTCCTCTGGGAGTACGGTAGCATATGATACGGACACGGAAAATCACAGGCTGAGTCGTAAAGTCAATGGAATCTTCACATATGCATTTCTCTACCAAGATGCTCTTAGGCCAGTGGCTCAACTTGCAGAAGACGGTTCAGTTAGCGCGACCTTTGTTTACGGAACAAAAACCAATAGTCCAGACTTGATCATAAAAAATAATGTAACTTATCGTATCATACATGATCATGTCGGCAGTCCTATATATGTAATCAATTCAGAAAATGGTGAGATTGTTCAAAAGATTGTTTATGATATGTGGGGTAACGTTTTGAGTGACTCCAACCCCGGTTTTCAACCGTTTGGATTTGCAGGTGGAATTTATGACGGAGAAACTGGTCTAATCAAGTTCGGAGCACGAGACTACGACCCTTCAATAGGAAGATGGTTGAACAAAGACCCACTTCGGTTTGATGCAGGCTCCAATTTTTATGTGTATGCGGACAATGACCCAATTAACAAAATAGATCCGGATGGGATGCAATGTATTCCGATGGTGCCGTCTGCACGTCCATTACCCCCTGTTCCTCGATATTCGCCCAATTATGGACCCATGGGGGAAGCCGTCAAAGACGTTATGAAACAAATCAAGACTAAAACTGAACTGGATCAAGCCATTGAAAATATTCGCAACGCACAGCCTACATATGGCCCTAAAGTACCCGTTTTGACAAATCCAGGCGAACCTGTAGACGAAAAATATTATGGTTATCCGAGAGGGCCGATTTTAATTCCGAGTCCAAGCGTTGTACCGCCCTCCACGCCAAGAATTCCCATACCAGGGCCTGTTCCGAATACTTAACTTCAAAGATCTGTTAGGGAGCTAAGAGTATGTCAGATATTTATCAGATATTAATTGGATTGGGTGTGATTCTAAGCGTTGTACTCTTTATTATATGGTATTTTCGCGCCCCTAAAGGAATTGGAAAAACTGATCCTGAACGTCCACACACTAATATGCGAATCAATTCATCTACTCCGATGCGTCCCGAATCAATGAATTCTGTCGATAAAATCGACTAGAAGTCATTCTAAGTTCGGAAATTTGAATTCAGAGTGCCACACGTCTTACATTCCAGGGTTAGATGTGTGGCCTAATCTTCTTGATTAACCTTTCGTTTCTCAGTTAGAACTACCGTCGTTTATATCCTCTCCCATTTAGAATAAGCTTTGCGGTCCGCGACTAATTCCACTTCCATTGCAGAGTATTTTTCGAAGTATTCATCGACCACGCCCTCTACCTGCTCGCTGAATTGCCAGCGTGCTAACGTCGTCTTTTTGTCTTTGAGCAGATAGAGAAACCGCAAATGTTTGCTGCCCCTCAGCCGCTGAAAAATTCCATTATGATGATAAGGCTTGTAGTAGCCCCTGTTTAGACCATACACTTCGGTCAGCTCCTAACAACTAGGAGTAAGACCAACACTATGACTAACACCAAGTCCCGGGTTGAAGTTCTGACCAGTCCCCAACGTCGTCGTCGCTGGTCCCCCGAAGAGAAAAAGGCAATCGTGGATGAGACTTACCAACCCGCAATGTCGGTTTCCTTGGTTGCCCGCAAGCATGGTATAGCTCCCAACCAGCTCTTCAGTTGGAGGCGAGCGATGGAAAATGGAGCTTTGACAGGTGTGGGATCCGAGGAGCGTGTGATTCCAGAGAGCGAAATGAAGAAGCTCGAGGACCGCGTCAAGCGGCTTGAACGCCTTCTTGGACGCAAGACTGAAGAGGTTGAGATTCTTAAGGAAGCCGTCCGAATCGGTCGTGAAAAAAAACTGATCTCGCGCATGCCATTGCAAGGGGTGGACGATTTCGAGTAAAGCGAATCTCTGACACTCTCGAAGTATCCCGTTCAAACTTAATCCATCGTCTCAATCAGGAAGAGACCGCTATGAAGCCAGTTCAAAGAGCTGACGATGCTCGCCTATTGCCTTTGATCAAGGAAATTGTCTCCCGTAAATCGTCCTATGGTTATCGACGCGTAACCCGACTTCTCTCCAAGGAGCTTCAGTCGTCAGGATTCCAGTCCGTCAATCACAAGCGGGTTTATCGAATAATGAAGGCCAGCGGGATGCTATTGGCTAGGCACGGAACAAGACCAACCCGCACTCATGATGGCAAAATCATTACTCTGAAAAGCAATCTGCGATGGTGTTCAGATACCTTCGGGCTGCGCTGCTGGAACGGAGATCTCGTTCAAATCGCGTTTGTACTTGACTGCCACGATCGCGAAGTCATAACCTGGATCGCATCAACGAAGGGCATCTCCGGTGAAATGATCCGGGATCTCATGACTGAAGCGCTTGAGAAGAGATTTCAAGGCCTGACCAGAGTTCCTCGCGCCCTGCAGTGGCTCAGCGACAATGGGCCTTGTTACGTTGCCAGGGACACGGTTGAATTCGGCAGGCGACTTGGCTTTGAAGTCTGCACAACAGCCCCTTATAGCCCTGAAAGCAATGGAATGGCCGAAGCGTTCGTCAAGACTTTCAAGCGCGATTACGCCTATCTTAGTGACCTGAAGTCTGAAGAGGATATCCTCTGTCAACTGCCGGCATGGTTTGAAGATTACAACGAAAACGCCCCGCACAAGGGCCTAAAGATGATGTCACCGCGAGAATATCGCCGAACTATATCAGCTGATTGATGTGTATGTTTTGCCGGGGGCAACTCCAAGGCTTCCAGGATAAGTTCTTCGAGAAGTCGAATGCGAAGACATCCTTACGGCCGCGCAAAGCATTTGGAAACATGGAGCTCGGAATAAGGGACTTATCTGACAGACGGGCCGCTTTCGGGATCGCAACATGGCCAGAGGGCTTATACGTCTCGCCCTCCTCCTGTTTCACAAGCCAGGGATCTATTGAGAAGACCCGGGACTGAAGACTATCCTGATTTGCCCGATCGAATCGAATCCCTTTTTGAGCCCAGTTTTTGCGCAGGGTGAAACGGGATTGCATGTCTGCCTTGAGGGATTTGGTTGCCTGCTGAGTCGTTTGATTCAAAGCCTGCCTGAGACGATTGATCTCCTCGATCATCTCAGCCACTGACCAGTTGTCAGTACGATTGTCGTCAATCACAACGATTATCAGCATACAGGCCTCGACAGATTTAACGGATGGTCCAGAAATCTCCGGACCGCTTCGGATGCTCGATGAAGGCATAGTGCAGGTATCCATAGCCGTATTCGCCCCAATCCTCACCTCCAGGTGTTGCGGATAATCAGAGCCTCTGTTGAATCATCGTATTCAACTGCAACACTGCAGGACCTCCTCTGCGCTTATCACTAGCCTTCGTAGCAGCGCCATGGCTATCAGGCCGATTGCTTTTGACGTCCCGGTGTTTGGCTCAACCGAGCATTCTCTGTCCACTCAAAGCATCCAGCAGGTAGACGCAGTGTCCACAAATTTACCAGGAATTAATCTGGAAGTCTTTCAGCTGAAGACGTTCACGAAGGCAAGTGGTGCCGGTGACGCAAATTTTTTTTGAAACCAAGCGGGAGCGGGCGGTTGATCGTCAACCTTGCAAATATAGCCCAAGGAAGGACCCTTAATACTTATTCTCTTGCACCATCATCGCCAAATCCAAAACATTCTTTAAAAAACAGGCATCCAGCAAATGGCTTATTCTCGGGCGAAGTTCAGCGTAGCGCACAGGAAGAGGGCTAATTCATCGTGTCCTTGAGCTCCACGACTATATGCGTGAAACGTTTAAGGCTGCCTTTAAATTTTGCTTTTCCTTTCAGTCAATTACGGAATCGAAACAATCAATTCCTTCTAACGCACCACACAAAGCCAAGCATAAACAGTAGGAATAAAATGCCCACTTCCTTTCTTAGCATTCCGTTGATGATAGAATGAAATAGCAAAGCTACTTTCAGAATTCTTGACAGGAAGAAAACGATGTCTATGCGTCGCTCAGTACTATCCTTGTTCAGCGGCTGCGGCGGTATGGATCTTGGTTTCGTACAGGCAGGATTTCATATTGTGTCCGCGATTGACAATTGGAAACCTGCTGTTGAAACATACAAGGCCAACGCCAAACTGTTTGGCGGCAGTGATATACTTAATAAAAGTCTTGACTTAGCTGACCGCGAATTGGCAATTGATGATCTTCCTTGGAGCGAAGTAATAGTAGGCGGCCCCCCTTGTCAAGGCTTCTCCTTTGCCGGCCGACAGTTTCTAGATGATCCGAGAAATAAACTGTATCTTAATTTTGTACAAATTGTTAAACGCAAACAACCTCGAATGTTCTTGATGGAAAATGTCCGTGGAATGCAGGCAATGGCTCTAGATGAAGTAAAGGCAGCATTTACTTCTGCAGGATATCGGATTAATGTGAGTATCGCAAATGCCGTCGATTTTGGTGTCGCGCAACGTCGTGAGCGCTTAATCATTGTTGGAGTTCGCAACGATATAACAGTTGACTACGACATCTCATCAGCAAAAGCATGCAAAGTCAAAAAGTCAGATAAATCGATTCTGGACGCCATTGGAAATCTTCCTCCCCCAGTAAAGCAAGATCCTGAGGGCTCCCTTGACATTACTCCTATAATTAACGCACATATCTACAAGTCTCTTCCTCTGAGCGTACAAGCATTTATGCGTCATGTACCCAATGGCGGCTGTTTCAGAGATGCTCCCAGAGATACACTTCCAGAACGCCTCCAAAGAATATTAGATAATCCTGCAAAGTATAGAAGCCCTAGACTATTTCCAAAACCAGACCCTTATTTACCATCTCAAACTATACCCGCAGATACCAACCCCTCGCTAGGTGGAGTACTTGCACCTGACCTTCGCTATACCGATCAAGGCGCATCACCCATTGAAAGCGAAAAGTATACAAAAAAAGATGTTTACACATCTCCAGTTCCCGCTAGGCGAGTGACACCCAGAGAAGCTGCGAGACTGCAAAGTTTCCCCGATAATTTTATTTTCCGAGGAAGCATTTCAACACAACATCGCTTAGTTGGTAACGCAGTGCCAGTGCGATTAGCTGAGGCATACGCAAGAAGTCTTCTAGAGTTTCTTCAAGGACTGGATTCCAAAAGAATGTCACTAAAGCGGTCAATTTGATCCGGGAGCCGATGAATGGCTGACTCGTTTGGAAAAAAAACTCATTATTCTTCAGTTTTCCATCTTCTAGAGCACTGGAAAACTATCTGGCAACATGAGGAAATAAATGAGGGGATTGACTTACGCACTTCAATCGCTTTACTTAAAGACCATCCAGAAGACTTGGGCGATTCGCGCTCCAGGGACGCTTTTGTACGCCGCTTTTTTTTATGGCTGTCATTACCAAAGGCAGATCGTGAAGTATATCCAATCGCATTACTAGCAGGCAAAGACTCACTTGCTCTCAGGCAATGTTTGTGGATTGATTATGTATTCGGCACTGCTAAAGCTCTCGAAGCAATACGCGGGCTCTATCGCGAAGTAACACGGTCACAAGGTGAACTCGTAGTTTTCGGTCCAAGGTTTGAAAGCATGTTTTTTGCATGGATTTCAAAAGGCGTCGATAATACATCCCGAGGGCCGTTAGCGAGATGGCTAAAGGAAGCTCGCCTTGGATCTGACCTAGCTACGATAAAAGCAAACGAATCAACAGTTGTGGTCGAGATGCGTCGCCATGGTGAAATTGCCCCCCAGGCACTAGCGTATGGACTATGCTTGGGTGATAGCCAATTCAGCTCAACAGTGGATACAACTTTCGAATATTCGCTTAATGACCTAAAGTGGACCAACACAGCTGTATCGCTCTTCCTTTCAAATGAACCATTAGACTTGACACTTAAATCGGCCCTTTCCTCTGGATACCTCGCTCAGAGCAACGATGGCATTAGAATTTATGCAAATATGAGAAATCTTTCGAATTCAATGGTAAAAGGCAAACACCAGATTTCTGCTTAGCCTGCAATTATGAAACCCTGCGTATTGATTTTTCACAATTCGCTATACCAAGAAGTTCTTCTTCAATTTCCATAGGCGATTGAAACAAGTTTACTGTAGCGATTCTTAGCGTGAATCCATGAAGATTATACGAGTGGTTAAAGCTCACTTCTCCGTTTGTAGGGTACAGAAGAATTCCCTCATACATCGGACCGGGATCTTGAATTTGGAAATTTGCTAAATAAGCAAAGAGCTGATTTAAATGAGCTGATATAAACGATTTCTTTTCTTTGTATATCTGAAAATGCCTCCACATATACTTTGTTTCAATAATGATTCTGCGTGCACCATCCTTACTAGCCAATCTAATGTCAGCCTCAAGCTTTGGAAAGAGCTTCAGATCGGCCTTAGACCCCCTAGCAAGTAGGTTCTGCCATGGAGTCTGGCGCCCCTGGATTAGGAAGTCGGTTTCATATCTAAAGAAATTTCTGACAAATGCTTCATAAACTCTTCGCATCAGACGATCATTTTGGGTAAAATCAACAAGTTTTACTTCTGATCCTGCATCACCCACTTTTGACGACACAAATATCAGGAATGAAATTTCTAGTAGGAAGCGATAAATTGGCTGTGCAGGCTCCCTTAGAGCATCAAGACAAATCTGCTCACTCAGCATTATGCGATCGACTTCACTCAACGCATGCAAAACATGCTCAACCCGTTTCCTAATTTTGCTAGAAAGCAGGCCCTTAGCGCATAAGAGATATAGTGACTCTTTCAAAATTTGGTGTTTGATTGAATTCAAAGACAAACATTCCACTGCACAAATGAGTTGCCCAACTTGAAGCGCCGAGGAATTTATCGTTGCAGAAAAGTCAATCTTCCCTCTTGGTGTTGCTGTTTTCTCCAAGTATTCGAGATAGGATTGACTCATTCCACGTCGGATCAGCAGCTCTATTCCGCCACAAAGTATATCTGCGAGCAAATCGTTTGCACCACAGTCGTCGGACAGCTCAAGATCAATCGCATCAGCTTCATCGAGCATGTTGCCAGCATAAGATAACATGTAGAAAAGAGTTTTTAGAGGCAGCTTCATCCAGCTACTTTCTTAATTTCGTCATCATCGATACCATAGTCCTGCAGAATTGGGATGATTTCATGCTGCCATATTTGCTCAAACCAAGTGTCGTCCTTGCTACGATCATCCGAAGGACAAAAGTAGCTGTGCCCTATCTGAAAACCTTTCCCAAGTCTCTTCGCGTACTTTTTACTAGCAATATGTTGATTGAGATCTGTCATGACTCGAATAATTTTTTCGACGCATGTTTCCGTCACATTCTTAGATATGAGGTAGCTCTTAAATTTTTCAGCTCCTTCAGGTGAGCTGAAACAGGGGTCTACTGTAAAAAACGTAAACCGCCTTCTTAAAGCGTAGTCAAATGATGATACAGATTTATCTGCGGTATTCATCAATCCAATTATGAAAACATTGGGAGGTACGCAGAAGACTTCCGATGGCGCATAAGTTAGAGGTATCGCATGCTTATAGCCACGCTTATCTGCCTCGATGAGAAGTAACAATTCTCCAAAAATCCTACTAAGGTTCCCTCGATTAATCTCGTCAATTATGAAGACATGCCGCTTCTTCGGCTGCAACCTCGCCCTATTGCAGAATTCATAAAAAATTCCGTTCCTAATTTCAAATCCACCATTTTTGTTGGGCTTCCATCCTTGAATGAAATCTTCGTAAGCATAAGATTGGTGAAACTGGACCAATTCAACTTTTCCATTATCATCTACACCCATCAGACAATTTGCGATCACTCTTGCAACAAAGGTCTTCCCGACTCCTGGAGGCCCTTGAAGAATGATGTTTTTCTTCATTTCCAACGACGCAACTATTTCATCAAAAGACCCCTTAGGAATGAAGATATTCGAAATGCACTGACTCTTTGTAACAATGTTTGGACTAAACTCCAATCCACTTGCATTAAGAACATTCCTAATGCCAGGATGCAGGTACCTATTTAGTTCAACTTTCTGTACAGAATCATCTTCGCTTAACTCAAAGTTGGGTATTACTCTTTTTTCTGACGATAGCCACTCAACCGAACGTACATGCCTACGTTCAGTCGAATCGAAAAAGTAGTCCGACGTAACCCTGCCTAGGCCCACAATTTCATTGCCACCCGTCCTTAGAGCGATCCACGAACCGACAACCATCCCTGAACGAAAACTGAAGTAAGCATCTGTGAGCTTTTTCAAGTCACGACTGTCACAGATACCCTCTGCCACAAGGGATTCCTCTATACTCGAAGCACTGGGGTAGTGACTAAGGTCTCCAAGATGATCTGCTGCTAACGCGACGATGGACTTCTCCGAAAATTCATGCCACGCTTTTCTATTTCTTCCTATCGAAACCAACCACACGTTCATTGAATCACTGATCTCATCCGATTCACGTGACCATGCAGCACTCGAAACATGATCTAAGGCATCTAAGCTACTCACGCATATATAATCATTCGCTTCACCACCTGGATTTGGAACTGGCTTTGAAAACCTTCGAAAATCCCTCAAAGTAACCTCGAAAAATGCTCGACATCCTTTCCATTGGCCTTTTTGTGGCGCTGAGCAAATAACAGGCAGGCACTCTAGCGCAACTTCAGAAAGCCCGACAAATTCTCCACCTTGGCAATGCAATACAAGGTCTCCGGATTTTATATTCTTAATAAGGTTAGCTGAATTGGATTCGAGATTAATTGGGGCAATGAGCCGCTCCCCTATTCTCCAGAACGGGGATAGTTGCTCGTGGCAATCCAATACATTTTCTATCCATATTTTTTGATTATCTGTTCCTGAGGTCTTCCTAATCGAATAGCCCAGCATGCGTAACGTGCTAACACACCATTTATCTAGGTCTTCTGGCAAATCCTCATCCTGAAGGTATTCTCCTATGGCCCATTTCGAAGCAATGCCTATGACTTGGGTAAGCTGGTATGAATTATGTCGCGACTGCAGCACATAATCACTTGTCCGGTCTAATCGAGACGTTCCACCACCATCGATGTAGCTCAATGCTTTCTCAATGGCGCTACGGGTTAAGGAAGTTCGAAGATCGTTGTGCATGGCAATTCCTTGGATATTTTTAACGCAGTGCAACTATCGGAACTAGATCAACGAGCTAAAATAGTATCTTTAATACAAGTCACAAACCTCTCCTACTATTAATGTTTTCGTCTGATTACGACTAATCAAGACAATTATTTCGGAATAGTAAAGTTGCTTCTAACAAGCACTCCTTTATCAGATCAAGATTTCAGATAACTCCTCTTTTCGGCGAAAGGCTTCTTCTGTGTGCGAGTTGGAGAGCTGGAATCTATTTCGACTTCTAACCAACAATGCTCTCCTGCTCTTATTCGATTTCGCCGTTAAGCGTCCATGTTCTACGTTCTTCCAAAACAAAAACGTCAGCTCATAAGGCCGTCATCGATCAGAACCGCAGGCAGGCGTAAGCATCGGTACAGTGAATTACCTGGAGAGGTTGCAATTGCTTCTTTTCTGGGGGGCTGTTGGGTCTTCGTGTCTTCCATAAGGTCCTCCTTGGCTTTGACAATGCACGACGAGGACCCTGAAGACACGACGATATTGAGGCAAGAATCGACACAAGGGCATTTGCTAGTGATTTTCTACTTGGCGTTTTGATTCCTACGCCTAACGCCAATCAGCCGCACATGGACCTCCACCCTGTTGCTTGACCAAAGCCATACCTCGCAATACCATGCAAACGCATGGCTCGTGAGGTAATGGCCCAGGGCTTTCGATGCACTTCTGCACCCTTGACCGTGGAAGTCATTAGCATCTCGAGGATTTCTAGCTGTTCTTGAAATCTGCCACCTTCGAATTAGGGAAAGTTCCCTGAGTCGAAGTTGGCTTCTTCTTGGCCATCTCCTTATAGCCTCAGGACTTGATATTCCGGCTGTTGTTCCGCAACGTTTAACTCGACCAGGAATACTGCCGCTGCCTCCGAACTCCTTGTGATTTTCGTCCATGGCTGTAACTCAAGAGGCAGTCACCTGCATATCTCGCGCAACTATTTTCTATCTACCGAATATCAAAAGACGTTTTTATGATCCTAACCAGGTTCATGAAACCCTTGATAATTGGACCTCTGGCTGGCTATTAGAAAACTTCATGCTATCAATTTACATAGCACAACTTATCATTGACAGCATTAGTTAAACCTCATATCTATTGCCAGCTAGGGTTTTCATGGAGATGTTTTGATGCGAGAGGTAGACTACTGCGAGGCTTTGTTAAATAGCATAACAATTCCTAATTGCCTGAACATGTGGCTAGTCAAGGGTCACAGAATTCGTTATTGCTCTGGATATCTATTTCCCGATCTTGAAATAGAAGCACTTATAGGACGCAAAATAGTTACAGCCGCTGTAGTAGAACTAAAAATAAATCGATCATCGTCGATATTTCAACCCCAATTGTATGCTCGTCTAATAAATGCTCCGTGGTATTGCATTGTGGATGGATATCAACGGACTCCTGTAAAATGGATCAAGAACCAGTATTTTGTTAGCGCAGGCGGTATTGATATTAATGCTATCCGGAAAAGCCTCGATATCATCGGCTCGTTAGTAGAGGAATTTAATAACAGGAAATTTCTTTAAAAGGTTTAGCAATGAAAAAAAATCTTACATCTGATGAAAAGCAAAGAGCATTATTTTCGTTGATTGAGCAAACTACCCAGAACGTACCTTCGCCGTCCAAGAGATCGCGGAATACAGTTGATTTTTGGGAGATCAGCACAGACAGAAATCTCAGGGATATAAGAACTGGGGCCATTGTAACCCATGTTCATACTTATCTACATGCACTCATTCCAATTGCCAGCTTGAAGGAAAATTTCTTTCAACGCAAGCTCCAAAACCATTTGACGGATAAGATCTACAAAAAGCTTGTAATCTCAATTCTCGATGGACATCTAATACCAGAATTACGAGTAGCCGTTCTCAAGGATTCCGCTAAGCTATCTAAATTTGATATTCAGGCTTTTGCACGTGGTGATTACAAAGTATCCATCATTGACGGTTTGCAAAGATATGCGTGCTTTTTGATAGCTTTCTATCTTGCTATTCACAAAGAAAAGATAATTGAGCAAGGTATTTTGAAACCCGTTGAGTTCGAAGAGTTTCAGCCCCATTTGGACAAAGGCGTCTTAGACCGTGTATTGAATGCGCACATCAGATTGGAAGTATATTATAACCTAGAAATCAAAGATTTATTGAAATATATGATAATTTTCAACACCGCGCAAAAGCGCATGTCTCTCAACCACCAACTTGAAATAATGCAGCATAACATACTTCAGAACCTCGAGAAGAGCCATGGTGCAACTTTCTTGAAAGACTCGCATACAGGATCGAAGAGAAATCAATTTGTAGGTGCTGAGCTTATTATGGCTATTCAAGCGTTCTTGGAAAGAAATCATATGCTTTCTAAGAGCACTTCGACGGATTCTTTATTTTGGAGCATAAAGGAAGAAGAGGATATAGTCGACGAGAAGCTTGACGAAGTTTGCAAAGCAGTCGCCATGATTACAAATGAGCTTCACCCGGTCATTCATCGATTCTATGAAGACACTGAAGAACCAAAGTACATGAACATCCTGCCAAACAGCACCAGTACGTTTTTGATTCCTATGATGGCATCTCTAGGAAGCTATGTGGAAAAAAAAGGCGACAACCAACTCATAACAAAGTCAATTAGAAAGATAATAGACCTAATCAAGGCAGGCGAGGATGTTTTTCAGTTGGAATCTTACTACAGAGAGCTCGACAATATTCAAAGCAGCAGGAGCGCAACAATTAAGAACCTTACTGAACGTGCTTTCAGAACATTCTGGTGGTCAAAAGGCGAGACAACTCTGGATTGGGAATATGCTAGACATTCGAGAGAATAGCACTAAAAATCAATCCGAATTGTGAGGCAAAAATATGAATAGAGGAAATGCTTCTTATAGTCATAAGTGCAAACTTTTCAAAGAACAATTTAAGCGCAAGATGTCCGACTCTATCCAGGGCAGTTATACTGACTATTATCCTTCACCTTATTACAAGCGTGACATTATTGAAGCTATGAGCATAGAAGAGGAGGTAATATTTATGAATTATATTCTGCAAGTTATGAAGGAAGACAAAGCAATCTCCAATTTGCGTAGCGCAATCAGCTCGATGGAAGACAGGAACATGGTTTATGTGGATGCGGAAGGGCTTATGCGAGTCAATCCCAACTATCCTGGAAACAATCCGTCGGAAATCTAAGGAAAAAGCGAGATTACGCTATAATAGATCGGAATTTTGGACTAGCGATTTATCGCTACCATATCCCTTATCTAATATAGTTTTCTTGCAACGTCGTCCTCCATGCCTGATTGAGTTGCCCCGATCTGAAGTAAGCACCTCGGTCAATCCCTATCAACTTAGCAGTAAGGCCAACATGCCTGGGGATCCACAGGCCATTGCCCATATTGTGATGGTCAATCACAAACTGCAAACCCATGATATAGGCGGTAGAGGCAAGGCCATGCGGAAGCTTGAAGCATCGCCTCGATGGCCCTAATGCACGGTTAAGATTTCTTTACGGCCAGGCTGCATTCCACACTCAAAGGCAGAGTGGGTTTTGTTGAAAGTCACTTAGCAAGAGACATTTTATTGCCAGTTCATCTCCGTGGAAGACCGAGGCGGAAAATGATTGATTGAATGGGTCAACGATAACCCTTTCAAAGGAAATAAAATGATGATCGACCATGAAAAGCAAGTAACATCGCTCCTCGAACAAATGCAATTCGATGCAGCGTGCCCCGACTGCGGGAAGCTATCACTGGCAATCTGGGGAGCAACAGGACCTTGTCCACATTGCGATGGTCAGTCGCAATCAACAAACCCGTGATGAAGACAACCTGTGGAAGCTTGAGGCGTGGCTCCGACATCCTTTCGCAGGTTAAGAATCCTTTACCGCCATAACCCTGCCTGCTGCTTAACAAAATGAGTCTTGCTCGGATTCGTGTTGTCAGGGGGATATGCACCACGATGCTCATCCCAAAAGGCCTTCTCAACAAACTATCCTGAAGCCCACATTCACTAGGATTCACAGAACACTTAGGAAAAGCGCCCTCACTAAATCCACCCGACTACCGTCACAGAGAAGTTTTTTTTATTCATAGAATCAGTGTGTTAAGACCCGCATTTTTTGCTACCCATTTAGACTGTCGGGCCGCAGCTGTCATCCGGTGCCGTCTGAGCTAAGGGATCCTATCGGAGTTGAGTCTTGGTTCAGTAGTTGTCGCACACGTGGTGATCAAACGCTCATCAACTCGAAAACTTCATCCCATCACAATCCTCTGGTCTGTAAGAATGCAGGTGCCTGGAAAGCCAATATACTGGGGTATGGTTAATTATATGAATGCAGAGTTTGAAAACCGAAAATCTTTACTACCGACTTTGGCTAGGTGGCTTACAATTATCTCTTACATTCAATTTCTCGCCTGGAGAGAACATGCCGTACATAGCCGACGACATAGTCGGGCATTTCCGAACAATCGAGGAAGTGCTTAGTAGAAACGCTTTGAGAACGGAGAAACCACAACAAGAGCGTTTAACTAAACTCTCCTTTGCAGAGCGAAGAGAAGAGTTGAGATGGATTGTCAACAAATTCAAACGAGAGAATCTGGATGTCGTTGAACGCTGTGCATTGCTGTCTGATGCCGTATACTATGATGAACTCGATAAGGAACTGATTGAAAAAATTCCCGAAAGTTTTTCGCGATGCTACATTCCAGAGAAGAAGTTGAAAGCGTGGGTTTTTAAAGCCAATGGGGGCAGACATAGGATTGTGGTAGTCCGAGGCACCGTGCCTTCTATTTCAAATTGGAGGCAAAATTTGATGCTGCTCCGGGGCGAGATTTCGTTCACCAATGCTATGCGCTTGATACCTGTCCTCCCGATCTTGATGTGCACTACTCTTCTTGTGGTGTCGAGTTTTATCCTGGCAACTGGTCTATACTATTCAAGTTATTCAGTCTCCGATTTTAAGAAGACTTTCTTCATACTCCTCTGGATGATAGCCGTGACGTACGTATTTCATCTTTTTTGGAATGAATTGGCTTTCAGATTTCCTTCTTTGGTAACGCGTCATCATCGTTATGAAGTTGCAACGAGGGAAATCCTAAAAAAATGTGATTCTGAGGCGGCGGAATTTATTCTTACTGTCGGACATAGCCTTGGCGGCGGAATTTCAATGGTTTCAGCATCGATCGCAGAAAGGTGTGTATCGTTGGGATTCAACTCTGCACCCGGTGTAGCATACTCCTATGCCCTTTGTGGAAGTGCATTCAATTTGACAACCAAGGACGATATCCTTACTCGCGGACTTGGATTTGCGCATGCTCATTTGTCGGCATGGATCGTCGACTCTGACAAACGATTCCCTTGGGCTGTCTGGCTTGGCAGCATGGCTTCAACAGCAGCCTTCACAGCAGGCTCGATAATTGCATTGAACTTGCCTAATCTTGGGCTAAAACAATACACAAGCGTCTGCCTTTTGGGTTCTTTTGGGATTGGGTTTGCTATGCAGATATTGTTCTGGGGCAGATCGTTGCTCGTTTCTATACGGGCTCACGGAATGCGCAGTGTCTTGGAGGATGTTGAAAAGTTCAGAGCATACGAGCGAGAGCGAGAAAAAGTCAGAGATGCCTTTCTTGCAGAACATTGGGATCTTGATTCTGCCGGCTAAGCTGTGGTTCGACAAATCCTCTTAATGCCACCGAACATACCCCTGATTTTCTTCCGCAAAGAAAAGGAATCAGCCAGCTAGTGAGGCCCCCCTGCCATGAAGGACCCAAATAGGGTTGTTACCCATACGATGCCCGGTTATTGTGCAGTTTAGATATTTCTATTAATATATTGTAGTCGCAGATATGAAGGCGATACACGCTATTCAACCATCAGATAGAAAATACGACAATACATACAGATCACTAAAGCCCACACAACATTTCTTATCAAGGCATACAATGGATTTGATTTCGCGCATTTTTTCTGAGTTTATCAGCTCGCACGTAATCCCGTTGAGTATCAAAAAGGACTAAAAATAACCCCACGATCCAATGCCCAAATCACCACCTTTGACCCGGTCCAAGATAAGTAATACTGCGCACACCCCGATCTATCGAGTGCTGTGTCTCCGTAGGTGACCGAAGTCCATGTGTTGGCTCTTGAATCATAAATTGCACCAGTCGTATTGAAGCAACCGCTGGCAGCATCTTGACCACCGAACACGAAAACTCTCCCATTGTCCAATGCGACTGCTGCAACATTACCTCTTGGCAAAGGTGCCCCAGTACTTGAAATTGATCTCCAAGAATTTGTAGATGGCGTAAAGATCATTCCATCGGCAAAAACTGAGAGGCCATTTGGCGCGAATCCACCCCACACAAATATTTCATCATCGGAAGTCTTCACAAATGCATGACCGTATCTTGCTGTCGGCCCGATAGCAGTCGCTGTCCAGGTGTCATTTGACGGATCATACAGACCCCCATCGTTAATTGGTTGACAACCAGGACACGTGCTATACCCACCCCAAACGATCATGTTATTACTGGCCCAGGTAATATTCGCTGATGACCTTGCTTGAGGAGCATTTGTAGAATTGATTGACGACCAACTATCATTATCAGCTCGATATATGAAGCCATCTGTTGGATAAGAATATGATTGTCCACCCCACAAAATTAGGCGATTGCTTGTAATAGCATTACCTGTTTCACCAGTCCAAATACCGGACAGGTTGTATCTAGCAGAGGGCGAATTGATATTTGACATTGGAGTCCAAGAATTACTGCCAATGGAAAATATTGCTCCATCGCTATGAAGAGGCGTTCCATCAAGATCACTGCCGCCCCATGTTATTAGCTTTCCAGTGTTAGTGAGCACCGAAACATAGCCGAACAAAGTACCCGTGTGTCCGGTTGTAGACAAGCTTCGCCACGTATCAGTTTCAGGGTTATATGCTCCTGCACCAATGGTATTCCCCCCCAACATTCCAGAGTTGTAACCAACCAACAAAACCTCAGAACCCGTCCACGGTAAAGGATTGGGTTGATACCCGTTCGCTCCATTAATACCGCTACTGACAATTGGCGCACCGGACGATGACATACTTTCCCAGCACAATAAATCAGCACTTTTGCTTGTAGTAGGACTCTCGTAACCATCCGAATCCTTAAATTTCAGGTAGAACTTTTTGGTGCCACAACTGGAATAGTTTGCCGGAAAAACAATCTGTTTGTTCGTTGTCGGCGTTTCCCATGATGCTCCCGAAAAAGTCGATGATGTAGAAACCATCATTTCAGTTGCATTTCCAGGCAATGCGATATTTGAAAGAGTAAAGGTACTAGAGGGAGGAACAACAGACGACACTGAATATGATGGTGCAAATATCGCGCTGCCATTCGAAAAAATATCTACAATTACTTCATCTGTGAACGGGGAACTTTCAAGACCATTGGCATTTGCAAATTTTACATATAGCTTTTTTTCACCTTGGCTATCAAAAACATATTGCAGGGAGCTTTTCACTGGTTTCCAAGAAACGCCTTCGAACACGTTTGATTCAGATATTTTCATCAGCACAGCATCTTCCGTAGCACCAATATTGAGGTTTACAGTTCTGGAATTCACTAAAGCTGCACCGTTTTCAATAATAATGAAACCTTCAGCTCCAGTCGACAAAACCAATGTCAAATCATCGAGCTTCGTCTCGATCGACTCTGCAACTTTAATCCCTTCAATCTGGCCACGGTGATACCCATCTTTTTCAAAATAAAGGTTATGTTCACCTACTGGAACTGCAGTGAACGAGAATTTTCCCTCAGTATCTGTCTTTGCAGTGTATTCAGTACCAGGAACATAAACATCAATACCGGCATGATCTGTTTGGCCATTAAGTACTGCTTTGCCTACAATTATGCCCATTCTAGGAAGATCGATTTCACCGCCGTCTGTTTTAACACCATTTAGGATTTTGGTTTTCTTGATCCTCTTGCCACGCTCTTTTTCCTTCTTGTCGAGCCATAAACCTGCTCCAACGTCGTTACCTGTGATAATAATGTCGAGCTGGCCTGCGGGAATATTGTTTAGAACAAAAAAACCTTCATTAGTTCTCTCAACTTTAAGAGTACCTTCATAGCCAACGACATAACCTTCCACTGAACAGCTATCAATAGTTTCGGGAAGAGTGAAAACCAATTGACCTGCGGCTGCCGGGACAGCGGGACTGACTATCGCTGATGGGCACGACAATCCATCGCTCGTTTCGCTACTGGACTTTTTGTCCACTCCGCATGAAGTTATCACGGTCGCTATCAGGAATATCAGAAGACTCTTCATCTTTTAAGCCTCGTTTGCGCAAACCCATCTGAGAGAAGGATCGGTGAAGCGGATGAAAGCTTTAGCAATTCCGACTGAGATATTTCCTGGGTACCACGCCCCTTCATCAGCTGAATATTGTCAATACTTTCGATTGTTTAATAAATACTCTGTAGGGGCTATGTTCTGTGCTGAGCGAAATACAAGACGTTGCCTGGATACTTCTTTGGTAAGCAACTCACAATTCCGCGGATGAAATCAATTTCCTACCCTTTGGGTCTGACATACTGTAATGATCCACCTCCCTAGCTCAACACTTCTGAAGATGATTGATTAGGAGTGTCACCATTAACCTTCGCCAAAAGGAAATCATCGAAACCCGAATTTGAAGCACTGGTTTTTACTATCCTGGAACAAATGGAAATTGCCGCTGCGTGTTCAGAGTGCGGAACACTATCCTTGGCTATCTGGGGATCTATTGACCGCTGCCCTCATTGCGATGGTCAATCACAAACCACTGACCCATGATATAGGAAGTGGCTGCGCACACTTGAAGCATCACCTCGATGGCATCCAAAGGTTAAGATTTCTTTACTGCCCTACCATCTCAACCAGCAAATCAGTCTTCGTCGGATTAGCATTGTCAGAGGAAATGCTTTCACGATGCTTCTCCTATAAGGCCATTTGGTGGCCTAGCCCCTAAGGCATAATAGAAAACTTGATAGTTCCGCGCTTAAGGTCCCGGCGTCCAAGCACCTCTTAACTTTCAAAGTTACATAAATTCCGTCATTTGCAGGATATCGCCAAGGCATGATGGACATTTTCTTGCTACTATTGCTCATTTATTGTTCGGATAAATGCCCAACTCGCCGAACATTCGATTTTCGTAGAGAATGGTCTTTACAGGTCTGGTGGAAGTGATAGGTTGCTCAAAAATTTGAGGTTACTTATGAAGCTGTTGAAGAGATTCATATTCGCCACCGCAGTCTTACTTCCGATATCGCAAGTCGCGGAAGGTCGACGAGGATGCTGTTCTCACCAAGGAGGCGTCTGCTCCAATCAATGCTGCGACGGCACTCAATTAAGCGCAAAGTGCGGAGGCGGTTTAAGCGTCATTCAGAAAAATTTAGAAACATCGGAAGCAAAAAAGTTAAAGAAAAAGGCTAGGAATCAAGCTACTGCAAAGACGGGGATGGCAAAAGCCAGCTGATTACCTTGCAACTACTATTGAAGCTCGCTTCACATCGGGCGAGGCGAACAATCCTGATGAGACTCATTCATGAAGTGTTTACAGCACCTATTTTTATTGACTGCTTTCACTCAGCTCTCTTGCGCGACTGACAGTATTTCTGAGATTAGCTGGCATGAGTCGCTGCCTCCCGAAGTTGTAAAGCCGCGGCGTTATGAGGTCGAAACCACTATCCAGAATCTTCATACTGAGTTCAATAAAGAACAGATTCTTGCATCCGCGCAGGCATCGCTAAAGCCGAAAATCGACGCAATCTGCCCAAAAGGATCCAAGCTCTTTGACTCAGTAGTTACTGAGCGAAAAATTGACCCTAATACCTTCAATCGTTGGGTTCAAGCCAAGCTCGTAATTCAGTGTATTGAGCCATCATACGAAGCTTATCAAGCCGCAATCAGCTCCCCTTTGTCTCCAAGCAAGAATGGTGTCACGGACAACGCCAAGGTTCTGGAAGAAGAAAAACTTCTGACAGAGCTGTCACAAAAGTGTCGTATGGTGCCGCAGAAAAGCGAATATGCTGACCACTGTTCAAACGCACTCAAGATTCTTGAAACATACTCTGGACCAGGGGCGAACTCCTTTAGAACCAGGGCTCGTATTGGTCTCTGTATTGCAGCACAAAAGGATCAGGGAATCGCTGCAATTAAGAAGAACTGTAGTGAAGCGCTTAGTGTGGCCAGCCAAACCAGGACACCAGAAACGAGCTTTTAGCAGCAGGAATACTTTGCATGGGGACGCTTGACGGCGCTGCATGTGTGGAAGCTGCAAAAAGCGCCGACACCCTTCGCATTAAGGTAAAAAATGGCCGTCTTTCCTCTCAGCTCTATGAGAAGGGGGTAGCCCTTCTCGCCGAGGAATGTAACTCCCAAATCCAGATTTCATGCAAAAGGCTTGCAGATGCGAGTGAGGACTGCCTAAGCACCCCAAAATTTTGCAGATTAGTTCGCCTTAAATTGGCTCCAATGGTCGCAGCAAATAGTGCCAAAGACGAGGAAGAAAAGGCAAAGAAAATGCAGGAAGAACGCAAAGCCAAAGCCGAAGAAGAATATCTTGCCCTTCAAGAAGAGCAGGTCGAGCTGCATCGCAAGGGTGCCGAGGCTCAGATCGATATACAAAAAGGGCGGCTTGAAATGGAGCAGCGCCAGATTGAAATCGAGAATCAGAGAGAGACAATACGAATGATTCAAACTCTGTTTCAGTAAGTCCACGAAAGCATGACAAACGTCAACAGGCTCTCATAAGCAGAAGGCATGACAACTCAGCATGCCTCAGCTTCTCCCCTGAAAAAGGTCTTTAACAAAAATACGGAGTCGCAGAATAGTCAACGTTCAGGCCTTCTGCAAATCTCTCATATAGTCGAGGATCTGCAAGCCTAGAAGGAGGACTACGCATACGATCAATACCATAACACTCACATCAACGAGGCGTTGCCCCTTCCGTTTGCGCAACAGTAAAATATAAAATATGAAGGTGGAATTTCCACCGATCATTCCCCAAAACTTAGCGCGGCCGTCGATCATTCCCCAGGCATAAAACGCTAGGCACATTATAAACAACATTTTGTCCAGATATTTCACAGTGCCCTTCCCCTGGCGAATTCTTTGTTTTGGATGGGATCGCTTTTGCTGTATGAAGATGGCACAATGGCTGTGGTATATGGAGACTCAAGCTTCACCAGAATTCTCAATCCGTCGTGACTATGTATGAGACCGCAGGGAAGCCTTGTATCCAAATTGCAGATTTCTAAGGTTTATTTCGAAGCCATCGAGTTCGAACTCTTTCAGCCGTGTGCTGTCTGATCCGCGGAATGTCTTAACAACGTCTTTCCTGGACTGCAATGAGCGACCTAAAGAATCACTCTTCCATTCTTGAGGTGGGTAACGCTCAAAGAAAATTTATTTCAATTCCTTGCGGCAACGAACGTCATCGCAGGGCTCCCGAATCCTGATCAAAATCCCAAACATAAGCATTTTGTTCTTCGTCTATTATGCGCTTCCGACGGCCGGTTAAAAGTCCCTGCTTTTCTAATTTTTCCAGCTGGGCTTCGGTGACATCGCTGAACGACCGTAACGTTTTGTTGTCGAGGCCTTCAGGCCAACCTAATTCAACTAGTTCAGGCACGAAAACGATCGAATCTCCAGTGTTATCGAGCACGTAACCTGTTACAAGGGCGCGACCTACAGGGCTATGCAGGATTTCCTGCTTGGAATTAATTGAAAGGTGCGACCAAGATAGTCGTTCTTTTTTCGTCATGTTTACCAAGAATGAATCCGACGCTCATATTTTCCACTCTTAAAGAACGTCTTCTCTGGCTTGTAAAGAGCGACCTCCAGAATCATGCTCTTCCGAGCGTAACACCAATCCTGCGAATCTGCCCGATAATGCGACCTTAACTTTTTCTATATACCAAGGAAAATCCAAATTGCCTGCTTTATCCAAGACCCGATCAACATCCCAGCTAATGGTCAATTGATTTTTTGCAGGATTAAAAAGCAAATCGGCGCCGTGGGTAGATCCGTTATAAAAGATTGTAACTGCAATGTCTTCTTTGAGTGATAATTTCTTTGCGATGATTTCGAAAACCTTTTCGTTAGAAACAAAAGGTTCCGACACCCAATCACCAAAATCTCCCCCAACTGGAGTAAAGTTGACCTTGCCTTGATACTCCAACGCCCAGGAGGCTGAAAGAAAGCACTTCAGCAGTTCAACAAAGTCCATGCCACTCTTGAGTTGCGTGACACTCATAGAAGAATTCATTTGGGAACCTCAGTGTAATGAACGAACGTTATACCTTTTTTCGTAAGCCATTCCTGTAAATCTACAGGAATGGTTGAGTTGGTGAGCAAATGGTAAGAAGCCCCTTCGTCCGACGATATAGATAAACCTTTCCCCATGTCTGACTTGAACTTTTCCAAGTTAAGGTCTTCCCAGCCAGTCTTTGCCTCGTACCAAGCTTTTCCCACCCTACCGTCGAATTCTCTAGTACCGCGAGAATTGGAAACTTTGAAGGGCGGCTCACCGCCAAGCTTTTTCATCAGGTGCTGTTCGAAATCTTGGCCTGATTTACCTACACCAGTTTTTATGGCGTCGGCAAGCTCCTCGGCAGATTTTCCCATCTTATCAGCAACATCACTAAAGGCTTTTATCTCACTGGTGCTTCTTAAACCTAATGATTCTGCAGCCCTAATGAACTTCTCCGCTTCCGCTAGCTCCTGAAGACCATTCTTGCCTATTTTTATGAAGGCCCCCAGCTTAACTGCCAGCACAACCTTACTACCGATGCCTGCGGTTACTACCCCCACCCAGGCCATGGTTCTTTCGAATTTGGTCAGCTCCTTACCAGTCAAAGCATTTATGCCGTATCGTGCCTCGTAGAAATCTTTGCCCCAACCAAATACCGGTGCAATGGACATAGTTATGTCGGCTGCCGCAACAGCGATGTTGTAGAGATAGTCTCCCTGTGCGACTTGCCCGTTTCGGTACGATAAACGCGCCGCTCCCATGGCCTCCTTGGCCAAAGCAAGTAATCCTCTTCTCGTCTCGAAATCGCTTTGTCCGCGGAACGCTCCGATTTTTGCTTCGGCGTTATCTATGAGGGCCTGTCCTCTTTCGACCTTCGCCTGCTCAGGGAATTGCTGGCCAGGGGTTTGGCCTACGTCTGGAATATCGCTCGGTGGCGGAAGTTGTTGTGCCAAAGACGCAAGCTGTTCTTTCGACGCCTGCTCGAAGGAAGCGAGCTCACTGGCGTGATTCTCTCGTAGTCCGAAACCGTTTTGGCTCGCACTATTTTCGAGGCGAGGCAATTCAGTGTTGGCAGTGGCAAGCAGGACGTTCGTGTCAGCTGTTAGTTTTTTAACCTCTGCCTCTTTCACCGCGATCTCGTCCCGCTCTTTCTCGCAGGCGTCCCTGTAATTCTTTTTGATAGCTGCCTTGTACAGACCATCGGCCAGGGGTGGTAGGTATGGGGCGACAGCCGCATAAACGATTTCGTCTTTGGTCATGTCCTGGGCCGCTTGCTGTGTGACGGTGGCGACCAAGTTTGAAAATTTGAGCTGTCCTGTTTCGGGGTCTATATAAACAATCGAACCGTTACAGACCGCAGGTGGCTGCCCCGGCTGAATCACCAATCCCGCACAATCAATATCCTTAAGAGTCGATACCGATTGAACGCCTGGGGTGCAGCTTGAAATCAGAATAGATACGATAAGAATAAAAAGGGATCTCATTCTTATTTCCTTCTGCAAATTGTGGCGGCAGCTTTGTAAGCGTCTTCAGCTTGCTGAAATACGTCAAAACTCTCGACGGCCGAATAGGATTTCAAATATTCGCTCATTGCAGCGACACACTCTTTGGAGACTTGTGCTGGGTTTGCTACGTATCTGTCAGCCCAGGATTTTTGGCTACTCAGATACCCGTTCCAGCCTTTTTTCTCGATACGGGCCACTTTATCACCAAAAAACTTGATCATACTTTCGATTCTGGTGACGTAGGGTGCCGCTACCTCAGGGTACGCATCTCTAATGACACGCATCCTGTCGAGAAAGTTTTGGGCGGTTTTCTGATCCAAGACAGCCAGGGCAAAAGGCTTTGTAAACTGAAGGTAGACCGACTCAAGATAGTTCCGGTCATTCTCCGTGGCTGTATAGGTGACCCAGGCTTCGAACTCAGCGCCTACGGTCTTAGCCTGCAGTACTGCATCCAGTTTTCCTCCCAGATCGGACAGACCGCCGTTGATTGCGTTCTTATACGCATTCTCCAATGCCAGCTTAAAGTAGAAGAAAGCGTATTGAACAAGCGCTTCTCGAGCTTGCCTGGTCTTCGTGATAGAATCTTTTATGATAACGGAGTCGGAGTACATCTGACGAGGCAACTGTTCAAGCTTTGTTGCTGTCGGACTGAATTCCTTTTGATCGCATGCAGATCCGTCATTTGCCTGAAGTTTCATGCCATCGGAGAGACCCGCGGACTCAAGCTCTGCCTGAAGTTCGTCCAAAGCCCCGAGAAGCTGACTTTCGGCATTGTATACCGAGTTCAGGGACTCTATATCAGCCGCAAACCTCGTATGAAGATTCGACATCTGCTGCAGGATACGCGCCTCGTCGGTCGGAACATCCTTAAAATCTCTTATCAATAAACCTATTCTCTCCTGGTTCTGGAGAGTGGATTGTTTCAAAGAAAGATACCGATTCCAGATGTTGCCGGTGCCAACCCCACCCTGCTCTAGCCTTTTTGCAAAGCTTTCTGAAATCCGCTGAAGATCAGCAGTGACACGCTCAGCCTTTTCGAAACATTGCTTCGCTTTCTGGAGTTTTTGGGCGCAAAAGCTAACATAATATTTTGTCGCACGAAGGCTCTCTAAAGGAAAGGCATCCATTCCATAGCTCATCGTGCATGAAGGTATCTCGATACCTTGGCCCAAAACAGTAACCGGACGCACATTCATACTTAGCACCAGGGCCAATACCCCTAAAATGAACCTGCTTTTCATAGGACAGCGCTCCCGATTCATCGCGTTATTTGGTGGCGTCATCAAGCCTGGTTTTCAATTCAAGAAGCCTGTTACGCAATCCGGTGTCCTTTTGAGCCGCTAAGTCATCTTCCAGAAGTGAGATTTCATCCTTTTTGGTCTCAAACCAGCTGGAGAGATTGTCGTATACTATTTTTGACTGACATTTCTTAACGAAACTATCGAATAGCCCCTTGCTCATGCCCTCTGGAAGAATGAGAGCTTTCAAGCTATCGTAGGTGTAATTTTTGCAATTCAATTTGCCTGCCGTAACCTCTGGATTGACGTTGATAGAAACGTTTTTGCAATCCACCTCGGACTCGTCGTACTGCAATCCGAAGATTAGGAAGAATTTTTCCTTCAGATCCACTACAACTTCATCCATGAATGGTGTCCCGTCATATTTTTCAATTAGGCATTTGAAAGACGCCTCGTCGCGGAGTTTGCTATAAAGGTCCGCCTGTCGAGTCGGGAGGATCATGATATAGTTATCAGCAGATGAACTGACCTCAGTGAGGTAAACATTGAGTTCATCTCTCGTCTTGTAAAAGCTGCAGCTCTTATAAAGCTCAGGTCGGAATTGATCGCTTCTGCAGGTCTTCGCCCCGACGATTTCGTGAGTCGTGGATTCGCAAGATTTGTATATCTTTCCGAACCTTTCCGCTTCGCAGGTCGTTGCGTACGGCTTGGCTGTGCATTCAACCGAGACATAACTGAACTGAGGATTTTTCTGAGCTTCCAGCACGCAGCTCCAATACCTGCTCTCTTTTACCCACCTATAACCGCCGCCGCCGCTAGCGGGGGTGCCAAAGGTCTTATAGTCAGCGTAGGAGGATCCTACGAGCTGACTCAAGTTCTCGTCGCCTTGTACGATCGAGCCGCCCTGGGCTCTGCCCCAGTCGATTGTCACTGCGGTATTGCCGAAAAACCTGGCCTGGGGCTTAACTTTCCGGCCACCTGCATCTGCACCAGGGCAGGCTAGGTCGGTGCCAGACTCGAATCTATCAAAAGGGCATGCAGGCGATGCCTTCACGGCGTGTCTATTGCCACAAACGTCCGGACGATCGCTTCTCTCTTCGTAAAGCTCAACGCCGCAGAGCTCGTCTCGTCTCGTTTGCTGAGTGAAACCAAATCCAGTCACCGACGTAAATGCTAAGAGAGCACATGCGCCCAAAAGCGTTCGAAACATTCTTAAATTCCTCATATTTCTCTCCAATAACATCTCTTAGAATTTGAAATCAGGCGGAGCTTCCAAAGAAGCCCGCCTTCAAAAGATTTAATCGCCCGAGTGGTGGGAGCCGCGTGGCATTACACAGGGACGAGAATGACTTTGAGAGAAAACTCGACTGACCTTGAAAGTTATCCATCTCGGTTCATTTTCAGAAGTCGGAATACGCAACGAATTGAGAGCAGGCAACGACTTGCAGAGAACGAAAGGAAAATGATTCGGCAGATGAATCAGGTTTTCTTTCAGATGAGGTCATTCGCCCCGTAAACTATCGAAAAAAAAGGAACAGGAGTTGTTTCATTTGAAACAAGGAGTGAATCGAAATTGCTGTTTGTTTCAAATGAAATAGTCCATCCAAGCTATTTTGACAGTAATAGTTAAGGAAAATTTACCCAGGACGGGTCATTCACATTTCCGAAATCCCGCAGATCATGGTAATCAACGCTCGTAACTATATAGTAGATGCAAGTGGGGTGTCTAAGTGGCTCATACTATATGCGCCTTTCTAAAGCCGAAAATCAAAGAGTACGTGGACTCTCGAAGCGAAAGTTTTCGTTGGTTTTCACGGCAAACAGGGGTAGACAACACGACGATCTATCGACTTGTGGATGGCAGTCAAAAAAACTTGTCATTTCTCAACGCAAGTAAGATCCTGAAAGTTCTTGAGCCCCAGAGCTATTTGAACGTGCTCGCGGATTTTTATCCGGTGGAATCAAAAGAATATGTGGCCGTTGGTTCGGATAAAACCGAGGTGCTTATCGGATATCTCGCAAAGGATGCCCAACTTTATCGCGTGTTTGTATTTGCAGCAACGTTGAATGCAAGGATCACCCAGATAAAAGAGAAATTTGGCTCAGACGGAATGAAGCGAGTCGAAAAGCTGGTTGAGCTTGGCATCCTGTCTGAAGTCGATGGAATGTATCTCGATAACCTTAAAGGTATCGCTTTCCCAAGCGAGGAGATCCTGAAGCTTGTTTCGGTGCATCATTTCGATATCGTCTCACTTGATACGCCAGGGACATCGTTGGAGAACTTTCGCGGTGCAGTTGATGATGATGGAGTGCGAGAAATCTATCGCATTACATCCGAATACAAAGAGAAGATTCATGAGGTTCTGGATAAACGAAAAGGCAACAATGTTATCGTCGGTTCGCTTATCGCCGGGCCAGTGGAGTGATACGATGAAAAAGACATTACTGACTATAGTGCTTGCCTCATCTCAAGCTTTTGGCGGGAGCGGAATGAGTGGCGGCACCCCTCCAGCCATCAAGGATTTGGAACAGATTCTTAATCTCAGTCCCGAGCTTGATGGTGGTCTTTATGATTTGAAGGGCGATCTCGGCCTTCTCACTAAAACAAAGCTCCAGCCGCATATCCTGGTGAGCGCGGGCTCAATCGGCACCGGAACTCCCTTGTCGGAACTTGATGCTGGTACTGGCGGCGTAAATCCTCCTGTACTTAGATTCTCCCCCGAAGACATTCGCATCCTCCGTGACTGGAAAAAACCTGTCGGGACAGTTGGGCCAAGTGGCGGCAACCTTTCTTACGAAGTGAGTGAAGGCGATACGCTTGATTCAGTGATTCTCAAAGACCGCAGAATGCTGATCCGGGAAGCAACACAATAAATCAGATTAAAGGGCAGGCTTTCAAACCTGCTCTTTTTTGTCCCTACTGCAAGCAGGGCAAGCCTTACACTGCAGCATTTCGAAACTCACTTAGGGCTGCGGACAGTCCATTCCAGCGGCCACTGATTACAGGGCAAAAACATTGCCGATGAGTTTGGCTTTCAAACTATACTGATTTTCCATTCGCGCAATGATCTTCTCGCAAAGCAAATGCTCAATTTCGACACCAAACGCCTCACGGTCTGCTTCCTGAGCCAGCGTTTCTTGTTGCGGACTGGCAGAAACTTCGCAATCGTTTCATAAAAATTTGAAATTGAAATTATTAGATGAGTATCTGCTACAAAAAGTAGCCTCGGATATTCTATTTTCTCATTTAAAATAGGTTAAGAAATCTTAACCGCGTTAGCCAGGATTATTTCAATCTAGATTCACATACGAGATCAAAACGAGCTTAAATTGGTCGCAAGAACATCAAACATTAGACCCGCCTTCGACTCAGGATCCATCCTGATCGCGGCGTGCCGGGCACCTTAGGATGTCTTGGGGTCAAATGCTCTCTGAGTAACGGTTCTGATGCCCTAGGCGACATACTCAGAAAAATATATCGCCAACCTCAGACGCCTTACATTAAGCTTAAAGTCAAATAAGAATGGATCGAGGTTCCTAAATGATGATATCGACTTTGCTCATCCTGGCCCAATTAAGTCTATCAGGAGAAAAAGAAGTTATCACCGTGTTTCATAAAACTAGTCAAAATGAGTCTAAAGAAGACGCTGTCACAAGAAATGAGTTTCATGAGAACGAATTTCTCCCAACAGTCGCCAAAATGATCCCGCTTTTGGCTAAAGGTCAGTGCAAAGATTGCTTGAGTGAATATCTTAAAGCATTGGCATTCAAGACAGCAAGTGTTGATGAGACTCTAACTGATCAGCTCGGTACGATAATTCATAGACACTCTAAGGAACTGAACATAGCCTGCGCTTCTTTGTCGAAAAATACTTTGAATAAACTTTCGGGGAAGTTTGAATGGGCAATCAGAACCGCAGCACATTTCAACAAGACTAGCGAGAATGATTTAGTATCAAGAATACCCAAATGCTATGAATTACCGAAATCGAGAAAGTAAAGAAAGTTGGAAAATGTCTAGCAGGCTTCTAAATCAAGGAAAGTAGTTAGAAGGAAAGGGATCGAGTATGTGGTCCCTTTTTTGTGGGATGTTATCTGAGATTGGCCGCTTGGCATTCACGGTCCCAATGGAATATCGAGTTCATCCTCACCGTAGTAGGGATCAATTTATTCATCGACCACGTCCTCCACCTGCTCGCTGAATTACCAACGAGCCAGAGTGCTGTTTTTGTCCTCGAGGAAATAGAGAATCCTTAGGTACTGGCTACCCTGCATTCAGGATGGCGCCGCTTATGATTCAAAGTTAAAAGTCAAGTCTAACAGAAGTTGCAATAACCGGGATGAATGCCCCGTAACCGTGAGGCTACAGATAATGTGGACGAATATAAGGTCTCTTGTTTCGGCAGCAATGCTTTATGCAAGTTTCACAGGTTTAACCTTACAGGAAGCCCATGGTGGATCTGCTGTTACCTCCGAGGTTACCCTAGCGAAAAATTCGGATATTAAACCACCACTTGGTGGGAGAGGAGGCTCGTTGGAAATGGATAAGCCCATGGAGTGGGTTCCCCCTTTGGAAGGCAAGGATCCAAATGATCCTGCCGTTATCGAGGAATTCATAGCTGGCACAGGGTTTTCAATCAAGATAGTCGGGTATATAGCCAGCCGCTCTGTTAAAAAGGGAGCCATTGTCTCTCAAGTGCCTAAGCCCTACTCTGAGGTTAAAAAGCCTGGAAAAATTGAAGTGATCATCTCGACAGGCCCTTAAAAAGGCGACTCAGGCAATTGATCAAGCCTTCGCACTCGGAAGAAATACATTGCCGATCACCCTGGGCTTTAATTGATACTGGCTTTCCATTCGCGCAATTATCTTTTCGCAAAATAAAGGCTCAATTTCAACTCCGAACGCCTCACGACCTGCTTCCTGAGCAGCTGCGAAGATCACTCCTGAACCGGCGAACGGGTCATAAATCACATCCCCTCTTTCGGTATGATTCAGAATTGGACGGACATAGAGTTCAATCGGCTTTTGAGTGGGGTGAATCCGGTCTTTTGCTGGCGGAATATCGGCAGCCCAAAGTGTGGTCTGCTTCCGGTCGCCCTTCCAGTTGGCGGTCTCACCAAAGCGGACGGCATAAACGCAGCTTTCGTGCTTCCAATGATACGCGGCCCGACTTAAGGTAGCACGGTTCTTTGCCCAGACAATGACCTGCCTCGGCTCGTAGTCCCCATCGCGAATGGCCTGAAGGGCCACGTCAGTCGCGGTCGAAGCATGCCAGATATAGGCGACCCTGGCCTGGGAGAGATGAAACGCCCGCGACCAGGACGCGCGATGATCGTTCCGGATCCCGAGTTCTTCCAGCTTCGTCCCCTGAGCGAGGACGGTTGAAGGCTCCTGCCTGTCCCTAACTTTGAAATTCACGCCATAGGGTGGGTCAGTAACCATCAGGACAGGAAACCGATTCTCGAATAGCGGGGCAAGCATCGCGCGCTCGGAGCTATCACCGCAAAGAAGGGTGTGTCGTCCGATTTTGATAAGATCGCCAAACTTGATTTTTTCCATAGGTTCTCCCTAAAAAGTGTCCGCTTCCCATCGAAGTCAGCCAATGATGTTGACATCAATCTGGCTTCGCCGGAGTATTGCCGGGACAGCTTGGGAGAGCTGGCGTGAGGGATCGCTGCAAAGTGGTCCCTTTTTTATGAGCTGCTACCTGAAATCAGTAGCGTAACTCTCGCGACTCCAATAAAAGTCATCGAGTTCATCTTCGTCATAGTAGCGATCAAAATACTGATTGACCACGTCCGCGACCTGCTCGCTGAATCTCCATCGTGCCGGGGTTGTCTTTTTATCCTTGAGCAAATAGAGCACCCGCAGGTGCTGCCCACCCCTCACACGCTGAAAAATCCCGTGGTGAGGAAACGGCTTCCATGAAGCATTTTTGGAAAAGTCGAACGCGAAGACATCCTTGCGATCACGCAAGGCATTTGGAAACATTGACCTCGGGATGAGAGACCTCTCCGATGGGCGGGCAGCTTTCGGGATCGCCACATGCCCCTGGGGCTTCCACACTTGCCCCTCTTCCTGCTTCAAAAGCCAGGAGTCCAAAGAGAAGACGCGAGCCTGAAGGGAGTCTCGGGTGGCCCGCTCAAACCGGATCCCTTTTTGCGCCCAGTTTTTGCGCAAGGTGAAACGTGAAGGCATATCCGCCTTAAGGGAATGGGTTGCCTTCCGGGCCGTCTCATTCAAAGCGTCTTGGATCCGCTTGATCTCTTCAATCATCTCGGATGCTGACCAGTTGTCGGCTCGATTGTCGTCAATCACATCAATGATCAGCATGTCGGCCTCGACAGATTTAACGGATGGTCCAGAAATCCCCAGACAACTTCGGATCCTCGATGAAAACATAGGGCAGGTATCCATAGCCTTCCTCGCCCCAATCCTCACCCCATGAGTTACGGATGATCAAAGCCTCCTTTGTGTCATCGTATCCGACCACAAGAACAGCATGTCCGCCCTCCCGCTTCTCTCCAGCATTGGGCACAGGAATATGGCCGGTTTTCTTCACGCTGCGGTCGTAAACGGACGAATAAACTCCAAAGCCAAGAATGATCGGATAGCCTTCGCAAAGGACTTCGCGAAACTGACCAAGGTCCCGATCAAGACGCTGGTAGGAGTTGATTCTCTCCTTCGCAGCCTCGGCAATAACGTCCTCCGAAGGGCGTGTCGTGAATTTTTTGACATCATAGGGCCACTTGCTCTCAGGTGGATAGCCCCAGTTCGCAATGGCCTTGATTGTGTTGCGGATGGTCGCACCCGAATCAACGTTTTTGGTGCCTTCGAGCGTCCTGGTCGCATAGTAAACAAAGAGCCTTGAAGGAACAACGACAGGCATGTCCCGATCGTAAATATCAAGAAACATGCAGGCTGCTCCTGTGGCCTGAGCCGTGCAGGATCCGAGATCGCCCTGATCCCAGGCGCGGAAAAAGCGCTTTCTGTGGTCGATCGTTGCAGGGAATCTTCCCCTCGACTTATTTGCTCTATAAATGTGGTCCCGTTCATCAACCTTGTCAGGGATCCAGCCAAGTATTCTGCGTTCCGTCATCATGTTTTCCTTATCAAATGCCCATAGATTGGGCTTTTGGAAGGATAACTCCTGAAACGTCGATGTGGAAGAAAGTCGCTGTCCGCAGATAAGCGGACACGTCGCTTGCGGGCTTGAATTTCAGAATGATGCGTTCTTCAACTAAAATCCTATCCTATTCCAAAACTCCAAAATCCCCAATGAGGAGCGCTTGAGATATCTGTCCAACGGTTGGCCAGAGGAAAGAAGTATGTCCCACTGATAGTAAAAATAGCGAAGAAGAGATGACCGCGACCGATCCCTAGTCTGTTTAGATCAATTTCAGTAGGCGGTGAACAGGAGCTATTTTTGGAAAAATCGCCTTCGCACTTGTCTGATTCGACGGGACAAGAAAGGTTTTAAACTATCCATTTGATCTTTGCTTATCCCGCAATGAAAGCATCAAGGAGTTTGGGCTAAGCTTTTTTGTGAATCGAATGCTTCCGAAAAACCTTTTTTAAAGCTTTCAAAGTTTAGCGCTATCGTTTTCTTATCTTCACCTTGCGAAATCTTGCCTAGAAGGTATCCTGCCAGATAGGCTTCCTTTTCTCCAAACTCGCGTACTGCGGTTAGAATTTTTCCTATCGTTTGGCATTTGTCTGCGTTGAGTGATCGCCCGATGATCACAGCGCGATCTTCGTGAACACTTCCCAATGCAGTCAAAATTTCATCAGCCTCTGTGTATATATCCGGAATTTTTTCGTCTGTGTATGCCTTCATCCACCGTGATATCTTCGATTTATTGTCATCTAAGAGAGCCGCGAGACTCTCCAAAGTCAAACCGTATCTATCTTTTACCTTAGTAATGTTGTTTCCATTTTCTTCCATACCGTTCCCCTGCATGACACGACTTGGTTCGTATGAATTCGTTTTAATTTTAACACGATCCGGATCGAAAAATATCGAATTCTGAATTAACTCCATAATTTAAACAATTTAAGACATTCTTTCTAGATCATTTTTGGTTCGAGATGTTTCAGATTGGTTCTGAAAAATTTCTCCTAAAGTCTGGCCGAGGAATGCCGATAGGTTCTTTGAAAGGAGGATGGAAAAATGCTTCTGAACGATTAACAACTATTTATTACATAAAAAACAAAAGGAATATTTATTTTCATCTATCACAAAAAAGCCGTTCGTACGAAAGGACTTGCAATGAATAAGACTAAAAATGGGTTTATAATTTTCGCATCGAAAAAAACTGGCCTTTCTAAATATGAAATAAAAAAGCACTTAGATCCGAGAGGGAGAACAGAAATTGCCAATGCTTTAAGACAGGCGTTTAAAATTTGGCAGGATGAAGCAAGCGGTTTTATCGATGACGTCATAGCAATCCTTCTTATAATAAAAAAGATAATCAGTGCCTTTGATTAATGTCGGCTTTTATTAACGCCGTTGAAGCAGCGTGCATTTGACTTCCGCCCCAAGTATTCGACATTTAAAATCTTATCAAAGTTCTATATAATTATGATCGAAATTATGCACAGTGAAAGCCTGCCCCGCATAGGATGCGGCGCAGGAATCTTAACTTCCTTTGTATTTAAGAAATACTGCTAAAAACTTATTATCAGCGGACACTCTTGATTATCGCATCAAAATAGATCGCAAAGATCTCCTGCTTTCTTTCACGAGCGGATAATGCGGACAGAATGCACTCCAGAACAAACGACTTTGGCAGACGTCTTCCAGACTCAATATCTGAAATGTATCCTCGCGAGTACCCGGCCTTCCTCGCCAGAGCGCGAACCGAATAACCGCGATCCTCACGGATGGCTTTCAAACAGTTTCCGAGGTCCATTTACACCTCAAAAAAGAGGTTTAAGTTTCTCAACTACCAGAAATAAAAGACCTGCCACCGATATGGCTGCAAAGGCCACGGCGATGATTGCATGCAGTGATGACGTTGAACGACCTGCAGGTTTGAAAACCGGAGGCTCCTTACTGGCACCAAAAAGCACATTGGCGAGCAGCCTTGTTTTTAGATCCTCTTTCATGTCTGGCCTCATGTGGAAATTGCGATGTTGATTATACGTTTTTCCCAGCCGGTTCCAAAAATCTCATAAGTTTCAAGGGTCCGGTAAAAGCGAAGCCGCTCGACAAGAAACGCCGCCAGGACACGCTTTGGAGCATAACTCTTGGCAGCTTTGACGGTCCTTTCACCCATGATGCCATCCACCACAAGGCCTGCCCCGAGTCGATTCAGGGCTTTTTGCAGGAGTTCTCCCGCTGCGCGCATCCCGTGGTTCACGGCCGCGTCGAAAAGCGGCAGGGAAAGCCGCGGGGAAAACCTGCTGAGTCGCAAGGGGATCCAGTATTTCGCCCGGTAAATCCCGATGGCCTGTTCCTCGGTAAGGTCTCGGATCCCGTCCGCGCCGAGTTCCGGGTGAGCCCGCAGGGAGATTCCATATTTCGTGAGCCCGCCCGGATCATTGGGGTGGGAGACCAGCTGTCCCCCACCCTCGATTTCCAGGACGAAGCGAACCGCGTCCTGAAATTCCATCAGGCTACCCGCCCGATGTTCAGCAGCGCAGTCTTTGTTGCGCGAAGCGTAAATTCTGCGAGGTCAATAACTTCGATCCCGGACAGGTCATCCACCTCGCCAGGAATTTCGGTGAAACCAGCTACGGCCTTCCCGAGCTTTTCCTGGAATTCGGAAGACATCACGACCTTGACAGCGTCAGTCCATTGAAGTCCATCACCTTTGATCTCTTTCGCCAGCAGCTCGACTAATGTAAGCACGAGCTGAAGAACCTCGATCGTTTCCTGTGTTCCTTTTTTGTCAGCCATATTTAGTTCCCATCTTTCAATCTAGTGACCAGACTCAGCCTGCCAAACCACCGGCAAGCCTTGACTGGATATTCTCCACAGTAATTGCGTTGTCGCCCTCAGCATTGGTGTTCCGTTCCCGGATCTCACGATTCAGCGTCCTGACGTCAGCCTTGATCTTTTTGATGAGGCTGCCATAGGCGGAGCTATAGGCCTTCCTGTTATCCTCGGCCTCTTCGAGCTGTACAAGGGAACGCGACATGCGCGCCTGAATCTCATCGGTACTCATTGCTATCAGCTCGTCCCTGCTGATGCCCGAGTAAGCATTCGATTGGTCATTGATCTGATCCAGAGTTTCCATCAGCGATCCTTCTCAAAAATAAATTTTTCCAGTTTTTCAATCCGCGACTGAAGGCTCTTCACCTCACCCTGATACGTCAGCTCGAAGACTACCTCCAGCTTCTGCAGCCGGCTGGATACATTGTCGAGCTGCCCCTTGAAGGAATCGAAGCTCTCGCGCAGGGATTTCATGGAATTCAAGAGCAGCAGCGAGAGCGGTATGCCGCCTGATGCGCCTACTGCGAGAGATTGCAGTGTGTCTATATTAAGGTCCATTTCCATCCCATATTTGGTGGAACCTGTCAGTTGAGATAAATTTGCGGTTCGAGTCTGTTTAAGGCAAAGAGCCCTTGGGCGTTCGGCTCGAGATGCTCCTTTAGCGCAAGGGCCGACTCCTTGACCGTAGTGAGCATCGAGCGGGCTTCATCATTGGTGACACCGAGTTTATCGAAGGTCTTTTCAAGTCCTCGCGAGAGCCCCACAATCGTTCGCGTAGAATGATAGGTCTGGAATCGATGCTGCTCATCCGGGTTCATTTCATCCCGCGTCTTCTTCACGATCTCAATCGAATAGACAGGATTATTGAAGATGTCGTTTGGCTCCCTGCGATAGATAGGGATGCTGAATTTTGGAGACTTCTTGTTTCCTCCGAGGGCGATATGGTGATCTGCTGCTTCCAGTCTCGCGTTAAGTTCCGCGATTTGCTGATCCTGCTGCCCAAGCTTGATTGTGAATTCAGCGATTTGCTGATCCTGCTGCCCAAGCTTGATTGTGAATTCAGCGATTTGCTGATCCTTGATGCGCAGGTTCGCTTTTTGAATCGCAGACTCATCCAGAACAGCTTTTAGTTTTCCAGCCGTATCCAGCAGCTTTGCTTCAACATCAATGAGCTTTTCTGAGTTATTCCAAAGCTGGTAGTAAATGGCCCATGACTCGCGCGTACTGATAAGCTTCAGCAGCTGCTGAACACTCGCTTTGGGTACCAAGATTGCACGGCGGGCGTGCAGAAGGAGGATGCCTGCGTCCTTCAAGCTACGCAAAGACTGCTGACCCAGAGGAACAGTAGTGATGGCGTATCTGTAGATGTGCTTCCAGACGGCTCTTTCACCGATATTCGTCATTTCGGCAATCTGGGACACAGTAAGTCCCTCCAAATCGCCACTCCTAATGACCTTTATTATCGAATGCTGACCTTCAACAAAAAGCTCCTGCGGAATGACCTTGATATCGATGAGCTCCGTTGGATCCTTATCGGGCTGACACTTCTTACGAATAATATTCGGTTCACTCATTGAGAGGGCTCCATGACCTGTTAGCAAATCACTGCATCCAGGCAGTGCGAAACTTCGATCTCAATCCAACCAGGGGCTTCAGGTGGCGCATAAAATTTGATGCAGCGGCCATCGACAATCCGGCTGTCGTTCACCCAGAGAATTCCCTCGAGGGCATCCCCGAGCAGCTTTTCAATGTTGTCATAGTCCGGTTTCGTAGCTGCATAGACTTCAGTCCGCTTGGACTTTGGTCGAGACTTATAAGCCATGATCTTAACCTGAAGGGGACCATCCAGCGGCTCACCCTTATACTGAGCACGGACATGAGCTGCGATCTCCTCCATCACCTTGCGGGAGTCCGGGTGCTTGAAAACATGCCCACGCAAGGTTCTTCGGGCTTCTTTTTTACCCTCAGGCTCGATCGGTATGGTAAACTTTAAAGGCACTCTATATCCTGTCTTTTGACTGGAGCGGTTCCCGCCCTATTCGCACAAGGGCGGGATTTTTCAATACGGTAGATCCCCAAGATTCCCATCACCAAAATCACTGGCAACATTCAAACCACGCCCGCTGCGTGACAGATTTTCGGTTGGAGGGCTTTCCTCAGCATCACGACGCCGGCCCAGAACCTTCACATCCTCTGCGACGACATCCGTCTCATAGCGTTTCTGTCCATTATGATCCCAGGAACGCGTTTCCAGACGCCCCTGCACATAGATCTGAGAACCCTTGCTTGAGTATCGTGCAACGTTCTCGGCCCGCTTTTTCCAAACCGTGATACGGTGCCATTCAGTTTTCTCCTGGTTCTGGCCGGACTGGTCAGTCCAGTGAGTGTTGGTGGCCAGGCTCAGACGGCAATACGGGATCCCGCTCTGGGTATGCTTCAGCTCAGGATCACGGCCAAGTTTTCCAACGAGGATAACGGTATTCACGCTCATGCGTTCCTGGCCGCCTTTCCGCAGAAGTAGCCGAGGGCGTATCCACTGGCAAAGACGGCAAACGGTATCAGGACGAGAATAATTAGCGTCATCAACATACGGCCTCCGTTGTGAAATCACTTTCAAAGGCGTTCTGGGCGTCGGCAGCTGCTTCGTCAAGACGTGCGCGGAGTTCATTGCGCCGACAGCCATCGACCTGTTTTATGATTACTGGCCAAAGCTCCTCCGTAATTTTCAGCTGCGCAAGCCGCTGTTCCATCCAGGCTTTGGTCTTTGGATTGTCCGCGGAAATCGGCGCATCCCCTGGTGCCGCCTGCTGGTCGCCATTCGGTTTAAGCTCCTCAGCCCGTGACCAGGCGAGCAGCTCCCGTCCAATCGCCTCAGAAGGAATGAACTCAGGCCGGCCATGGAAGATGCCTGCTCTATCCTTCTCAATCGTAGCCATGTGGTTGTGATTGAGCCCGATATTCACATCCAGCTCATATTCAAAGCCTTCACGCATCTCGGACCTCATACCGGCTTTTTCGACCCTCTTGCGACCTCCTTCCTCGTGGAGGACATACTCGACCTTGCGGCGAGTACAGACGATGACGTGCATGGGGCATTGAAGGATGGCTCTAATGAACTTGTTATGATGGGGCGTGATCTGCTTCCAGTCATTGATGGATTTATTGATCCGTTCCTTCTGCTCGAGACACCATTGCCACTCATGGCTGGCTGAGTCGAGGATCACGACTTCCATCCCGGCATCCGCGGCCACTTTCATGGCTGCAATCCAGCGGTCTGGGGAAAATCGGTGGTCGTCTTCACTTTCGAATAGATTGATCACCTGATAGGGGCCGAGGTCCCTGTGGCCGGCATACTTGTCCCCTGACCCTTCGGTGTCGATGAGGCAAACCCTATCCCACGAGCTGGCAAGGCCTCGGGAGATCCTGAGACTTGAAAAGGTCTTTCCATGCCCACTCGGGGCTGTAATGCCGACTTTGACAAAGACTTTCTTTCGTTCCGCTTTTCTAAGCTTCACTCTTCACTCCCACCACTCGCCGGCTGCCGGCGTTGAATGTGTGACCTCGACATCGGCACCGCCTTCGTCTTCCTCCCTTGGCCGGCGCATGAAGCGGCGGACACCAAGGGGCCTGATTTCCTCCTTTAGCCCCGGCCAGTTTCCCGTCGCCTCACACTGCTTAAGGAGGGAGAGGTTGCGGCGGATGAACTCACGGCCTTCCGCAAGATCATCCACCGTCGCCTCATAAGCAGCGGTGAGGTAGGGCGCATGGGGCTCAATGACGAGGAAAATGTATCTCTCTGGCAGGATTCCCGTCGTTCTATGCACGCCGTCAACTGTCATCGCAGCTGAGACGTGATAGTGAAGTCTGCCGGCGGATCGGACGAACCCTTCCTCCGTGGCATCAGCAGCAGTTTTGAAGTCGATTATGGTAAGTTGGTTCGCAGAGATCCAGTCAGGGCGGCATTTGCAGAGCAGCCCCGTTTCACTGTCGATCCAGTAATATGAAACTTCAAAGCGCCCGGGTTTTCCAAGAGCCTCACGTGCCGGGCCATATTCGTACATGGCCTTGCGCATGGCAACTACCTGCGTAACCTCATCCGGAGTCACACAAATTTTTCCGGGATGGGCCTTTACGAATTCCTTCCATTCCTTCGAACGCTTGTCGCTGACCCCGGGTCCCACTCGGCACTCTTCCTCAAATGCACCCTCCATTGCGATATGGAAGATACTTCCGGTATGAAGTGATTTGCTCTGCCGGGACTTCCCAGGATTGTCGATAAAGTCCTGGTAAGTCCGCGGCGATCGATCAAGCCTGCAAAGACCTGTCTTCGAGATACCACCCGACGAGTGGTAATGCTTGATATCAAGATCGGGATAGATTCCTGGTTGCAATCAATACTCCGGATGAGAGCTTAGAACGTCTTTAAATGAAGAGATTCACAGGTAAATGGAGACACTTGCTGAGCCCCCGAACTATCGAATCGGACTATACACTCAGGAATTTAAAAAGTTCAAAGAAAAGCGATGTTGATATACTTTTTTCTGCTGATTGTATTTTAGATCTGTAAATCCACTCTGCAGAATGATTTGCCAGGGAGTAGCAGGTCTATAACGTGGTATCCTATTCAAGTAAGATAGGAAAACTTCACGCAGGCAGGCCATTGAAATGATAAGTTTCTTCTTATTGATCACATCTATTGGATGGGAATGCCCAAGTTTTCCCAGTCCCGAAGAGACTGCAAGAATGGAAAAGCTGTTCCAAATGGTTGAACAGGACGCAAACCAGTATTTGAGCTGCAGTATTGCGGACGACTGTTATTACTTGCCGTTTGCAGGTGGGCATATCGTGAGTAAATCAGGTCTGTCAGCTGTAGCTCAATGTTCTGATACTTTGAGCAGAAGGCTTTTTCCTATTTGCTACAGTGGCTCCGAGGCCCCTGGAATTGACCCGCCACTCAGAAAAGTTCCTCTTTCGATTCGGTGTGAAGCCAACCGTTGTAAAGGCTACTACGACGATAATACAAATGAAAGACACAAGTCGAAGCTGCTACGACCGTGGTTGAGCAAGTACTCGAAGTACTTGAAAAAATCTCACTCAAAGCCTTTGCTTGATAGTACGTGCGAAGGATATGTTCGAGAAATTGAATCGATGTGGAAACAAAAATAGCGAATATCTCCCAGCCTATCTCTCATAGGCCCGGGAAAAATCCGTCTATTTCTGGTATCAGACTCACTTCCCAACAGGAACCGTGCGACCGAAGTGCAAACGCATGATGGGCTAATGTCGCTTTCAGGAAATAATGCTAAGAACCCCCCGAACTCGCTTTTCAGAAAACGTGGCACAAAGTGAGCGCCAGAGATCCCCATCATTCAGTCGCGAATAACCCTTCTCCATCGAAAGCCGGGTTGCCGGCTTTAAGGCACGGCAAAGTATCGGTATAGCCGCTTCAAGCCGGGAGCGGGCCACTTCTGATACGCAATCAGACTTCTGTACATCCTCAACATGCCTATCACCCCCTTTGCAACGGCCTTCCGATGGAACATTGGGAACTGAATCACACCCCAAGGCTTGTGTCTCCCAAGGCAAGAGTGGAATTTCGCCCAGAAGCTCGTCTTGAAGGATCTCAAAGGAGACCGAGATGACCTTAAAGCAGCAGTCTTCGTCCTGAGCGGCAAAGGCTCGAATCGCATTACTCTGAACCGGAAATCTCGCCCAAGCGTCCTGCAGCAAAGATTTTTGCGACTTGGTCAGCTTTGGCCAGATTCGGTGGATGAGCCAGCGCTGTCTGATCGGATCTAATGGAACGTCACGAAGCCGGTCGCTCTCCTTCTCCGAGGAACCAGGGCTCTCGCGTTCGGAATTGGCCCCTGTTTGCGCTAAAGATGTCTGCCCCAGGTCGATGGCGCTCTCAAGCTTATCGAGCCCGACAAGGGGCTTTTCGCGGGAATGGGGCGCATGCAACAAAGACTCGCTCTGACTGGCTGTTTCCTGGGCTGCAATCTCGGAAGGACTGCGTCCAGATAAAAATGCGGCTGATAGATCCTCAATGGCAAGCGAGTTGTAGGCTATGGCTCGATTCCCTCTGGCCGCATACACGTCTGCCACGTAGCGCGCGAACTGCCTCGCAGCGGACTCTCCTCCAGATTTGAAGATGCCAGCTACGGCGTCCGTCCAAAGACCTGGATCACATTTCCGGTTTCTGCTGCTGACAAAAACATGGCTGACTGAATCGGCAATGCTGATGATGCGTGCTTTCGGCAACCTACTACCCTCGAGGTCAAGATCCCCCCTCTCAGTCGAATGCAAGTCGCGCGCGTCTTCTTCTTCCATGCTTTCTTTTATAGGCTTTATTATAAAGGCTTTATTATAAGAGCTGGAACCATTGTCCACCAAGGGTTTCAATGGGGTATCGGAAGACGTTTTTGCAGTCATGCATGGCTGAAATGCAGTCAACCATGGCTGAAATACAGTCATGCCAACTGAAAATACAGAATTGGAATGCAGAGCCCCCTCTGATTCTGCAGAGCGAAAGTACAATTTACGTGATTCAAATGCAGAGCTATTCGACGGAGTAACGGCGTCAGAAGGCTCATCAATCGGGAAGGACTGAAGCGTAGGTTTAAAGGAATCCCACCTCTCCTGTCTTCCTGCCTCAACCGTGTAGCGGGTGATCCCGCGTGATGGACGCCTTTTAGGAGCAGGATAGAGATCCTGAGCAACTTTGAATTTCCAGTCAGATAGATCAGTTAGGTGAAAATAAAGGTTCACTGCTCTACCAAATTTCCGTTGCTTATGCTCTTCAATGACGATCATCCCCACCTCGTCGAGGGCATCCAGACACTGCCTGATGGTCCTCCAATTAAGGTTCAGGCTTTTTGATAGCCCAGAAATGGTTGGGTTTACATCATGCGGAAGCTGGCTGAGCCAGGCCCACACAAAGCGTGCTCTCCAGCCAATTCGAACTCGGAAGAGAAGATTTGGTACGCGAAATGTGTCGGATTGTGCCAGGATAAAATCCCGTGCTTCATTGATCCGAGGCACATGGCTTGAAAACATTCGAGGTTCATGCAGAAATGGATCAACTGAATCTGCAAGCGGCACGTTTGAAAATGACCAGCGGCATGGATGTGATATGTGCCACAGCGACTTTTGCCGGTCACCTACGGATAGCTTGTCGTGAAACAGAACGCCTTTGGACTTCAGATTCCTGAGCGTTCTCTTAAGTACATCGGAACTCATGGCCAGATCTGTGGTCATATCGTGAATAGATGGGTGCTCGCGGTTGGCAAGGCTGAGTAGATAGCCAAGCACCATCACCTCTTCACTGTCCAGCCACGAAAATAACCTTCGAAGCAAAACAGTGTAACGTTTACCGCGTTCAAGTGAATAAATATAGTCTCGACGATGAATGCGCCGGGTTGCATCAACGTCATAAAATTGCTTTTCGCTCACCGCCATTCCTCCGGGAAATTGGGAATGCGATTCAAAGCGAAACCCACTAAATTGAGAACCCGGACCACGCAAGTCGTAGGCGCGGCCTTGACAGGATTGATATTCATTTAACCAAGCCTCAATGTGTTCTGTGAGAGTCACGCGAACAAATAGCCGAGGAAACTCCCTAGGCACCATGACCTATAACCAACTATAATAACAAGAGAAAATACCATCACAGTTTGAAGAACAGATTTAATATCGAGATGGAAATAATTTTCTGTTGCAAGGAAGGCCGAGACTGGGGGATATCAAATCCACTTGTTGTTTGGATTTAATTCTGTCTCATACAGAAAGTTCGGCGGCTGCGTCAACAGCCGCTGAATTCCATTTTAACCCTCACTGTTATTTACGATCTCCTTAATAGTAATCCGCTGCGGTTGATTTTTCCTCGAGAACGAAAAGAAATTATTTAACCAAAAAAATTGCAATATTTCTGTTTCAAGCCTAAAAATATTTTCTCACACAACTCCTCTTGATATCGCTTACGAGTAAGCCTAAAAATGCTGTCGGCGAGCATATACAAAAGTTTTGTAAGCTGTGAAGGATAAAAGCTACAAGCGATGATTTTTACAAACGTTGTAATTATTTCCTCCGAATTTGCAAAGTTTGTAAATCGTGTGCTGGCAAACCATCCTTCATAGGGGACATACATGGAGGTTCAATGTCCAACTGGGTAAGCGAGCTTAGCAGTCTTATGAAAT